CACCCGCCTTCAAATCGGCTGCTTCGTCCTTGCTGCCGGCCGCCTGGTCTTTCTCCCGGCCGCCCTCCAGGGCAAAACCTATCTTCTCGTTAAAGGAGTTGATCCACCGCCCCCATGAATACTACCCGTGAACTCCACCGCAAAGAGCGTGCCAAGGCAGAGCTTGAATCTATCTGCCGCAGTTATGCTTCCAAATGTTCCGCTCTTATCATTACCTATAACATCAATGATCTAACACCCGCCCAGCGTGCAGCGTTTAATGCCCGCCAACCTTTTTACTCTTACCAAAGCAGGTGATCTTATCAAAAACAAAGCAATCGCAAACGCCGTCAACATCAAGCGCAACGGCAAAGCCATCGCCTGGCTCTATCAGAACACCGGCAATATCCTGGATTACAAAGATGGCGATAAAGTCAAGTTCGATCTCACCGCTATCCAAAACGATCCCGATTGGCCTATCCTTCGCCAGGACTATAAAGACTTCATTCTCTCCAATGCGGATACCGTTTTTACTCTGGAGTTTGAACCTCGTTTCCGCAAAAACCACACTCTTGCCTGCCTGAAAGAAGATCCCGTCACCCCTAAGCGCCTGTTCTGGATCGGCCATCTTATCAAGCAGCGCGAACCCGAACAGGAGGCCGCCCATGACTGAACCTATTACCGATGCCATTGGCCGCGAAATCCATGTCGGCGATACCGTTGCCTATGCGCAGACGGATAAAAACAGCGGCATCAACTGGAACACTTATGTTGTAATCGGTTTCACTTCTTGCCGCGTCAAAGTTTCCAACCCTACCTACCGCGGTTATGCCTGGGAGAAAGATTATATCCTTCTCTACCCATCCAACTGCGTCATCTTACAGGAGGCACCCACAGAATGAAAATTATCCCTCAATCCCACGAATGGATCACCCCGCTCAACCGTGATGTCACCATGCAGCGTATTGAGCGCATCGCCCGCACCTGCTATCAAAGCGAGGATGCTATCAAGCCCGGCAGTGATTCCAAAATGGTCGCCATGCTCTGTAAAAATCATCATTACGCTATGATCGAGCACATCAGCCTGACCATTAAATTCATCACCGACCGCGGCGTCGCCAACGAGATCGTCCGTCACCGTATCGGCTCCTACGCCCAGGAATCCACCCGCTACTGCAATTACAACAAAGATAAGTTCGGCAATGAAATCACAGTTATTGACCATGGCTATACCGGCAGGAAACGTATTTCCTGGAAAAACTATTGTGGCTTTGCTGAAACAGGCTATCGTGACATGTTGAATGCTGGTGCCACCCCGGAAGAAGCCCGCGATGTCCTTCCCCTCTGCCTCAAAACCGAGATCGTCTGCACCTGGAACCTGCGCGAATGGCATGAAGTCCTTCGCCTTCGCACCGCCAAGGATGCCCACCCCGCTATCCGCGCCCTCATGATTCCTGTTCTCAAGGAGCTGCAGACTGTCTACCCTGAAATTTTCAATGATATCGAGGCGTCCGAATGACCCAAGAAGAAATCCGCAAGCTCCTCAAAACCTACGAGTTACATATCAACCAGGTGGAAGACGATAAAACTGCTCTTCGTGACTTGTCCGAAGTTGTCCATAAAGTCCTCACTGATTCCACCCGCGCTGTAAAGCTTAACGCCTGTGCCGTTGCTGCCTGGGCTTTGCACATCCCCGTCTGGGGGTTCGCTGCATCCAAACTTTGGAACTGGTTTTTAGCCATTGGCCCCATCCCCACCATCGGCGTCTTTCATGCAGCCGGCATCGGCCTGGCTCTTGAATTCATCGTCGATACCACCGGCATCCCCCACAAAATCCCCCTGCAGAATGATGTTCAAAACGTCATTGACGGCAAGTCCAGCTGCTTTGATTCCTGGTCTCTGCCGGATGGCTTGTGTGTTTTCCTCGGCACTCTTGCCGGTCTCTGCCCGCCCGCGTTGGTCGCCCTCTTCGCCGGCTGGCTAATTAAATTTTTTATGTATCTATAAGGAGGTTATTTTCATGAATGATGTTCAGCGCTTTGGTCGCATCCAGGTTGAAATGTGCGATACCTTCAAATCAAAAAACGCAGATTACGGCAATTCCTTCTCCCAGCTCTATCAGGAGTTTGGCGATAACGGCATCATCACCGCCGCCGTCCAGATCTCCCATAAGTACCACCGCTTCATGAATCTTATCAAGGGTACCCCCGCCAAGGTCAATGAATCTCTGCGCGATACTCTGTTGGATCTTGCCAATTACTGCGTCCTCACTGTCATGGAGCTGGATAAGGCCAAAGAAAAAGCAAACGCTTCAAGCTCCTCTGCCTTCGCTCAGGCCGCTTCCGCCGTTACATATCGTACAACTCCGCAGTTTGATTACAGCAAGTATATCTCTGACGACACCATCCTCACCTCTCGTGATGCTCCTGCCGCCACATTGAAGATAGATACCGAACCATTGTCAGCGCTGCAAGGTGCTGAATAAGAAAAAGGCGGAGGAACACTTTTGAAATATGTAGGCAGTAAGGCGCGTGTCGCCAAATACATCTGCCCCATCCTTAACTCCTTTATTACGGAAAACGGTATCAAAACATATATCGAACCGTTTGTAGGGGGGGGTAATGTAATTCAGCATATTCAGTGCCAAAAGAAAATCGGCATTGATAATAATACATATCTTATTGCTCTGTGGCGTGCTTTGCAATGCGGCTGGAACCCCAATGAAATCGAGATGACGAAAGCCTTGTACGATGACATAAGGGTAAACAAGCAAAACTACCCGCCGGAGGTGGTCGGCCTCGCAGGGTTTTGTGCCACCTATAATGCAAAGTGGTTCGGCGGCTACGCAGGTGTGGTACATACCAAAGTCGGAACAGAGCGCAACTACTACGCTGAGGCCGTGCGCAATATGATGCGTCAGGTTGATTCGATACATGATGTGCAGTTTGAAGTTGGAGATTTTTTCTCCCTCAACAGTCATGGTGCGTTCATCTATTGCGACCCGCCATACTGCGGCACGACCGGCTATCACAGCAATTTTGACTCGAATAGATATTGGAATCACGTTCGTGAACTCAGCAAGTCAAATATCGTTATCTGTAGCGAGTACAACGCCCCGGATGATTTTGCCTGCATCTGGCAGCACAATATCACAGTCACACTCGATAAGAACAGCCGCCAAGCAGCAACAGAAAAATTGTTTATTTACAAGGAGGGTTTATGGAAAATGTAATTCTCTACACCACGCATTGTCCGCGCTGTCTGATTCTGGCAAACAAACTGCAGGAAAAGGGCATCCACTATACGGAGTTTACCGATGTACAGAAAATGCTTGAAATGGGCATGGATATGATGCCTGTTCTGCAGGTGGGCGAACAGCAGTATGGATTCAAAGAAGCAATTAAAATTGTAGGAGGTATGTAATGGCTATCGAACAATATGAAAAATATCAGCCGTATCTTGATTTTATCAAGGAGTATGCCGCATCCAGCAACGCAGCCACTGGCAGTAAGGTTGATGCGAACGCGAATGTGGAATGCAAGAATGTCACCACTTTGACTGGTGAACTTTATAAAAAAGATGGTATCGGCATCAACCGTCTGCGTATGTGGCAAAAAATCAAAGAGCTGTACGGTCAGGAGTATGCTGACAAATACATTTACCAGCTTGACCACCATTTTATTTACCGCCACGACGAAACAAATCCGTGTCTGCCGTACTGCGTCTCCATTACCATGTACCCGTTCCTGTTCAATGGTCTGGAAAGCATCGGCGGCGGCTCATCTGCTCCTCACAACCTTGATTCCTTCTGCGGTGAATTTATCAACCTGTGCTTTGCCATTGCATCTCAGTTTGCCGGTGCAGTTGCCACCCCTGAGTTTATCCCCTATCTTGATTACTTTATCCGCAAGGACTATGGCGACGATTATTACCTGCACGCTGATAAGGTAGTTGATCTTTCCAGCCGTCATCGCACCATCGACAAGGTTATTACTGACCAGTTTGAACAGGTTGTCTATTCTCTGAATCAGCCTGCCGCTGCTCGTAATTTTCAGTCCATCTTCTGGAACTGCGCATACTTCGACAAGCCGTATTTTGAGGGCATGTTCTCTGATTTCGTATTCCCTGATGGCACAGAAATGCAGTGGGAGTCTGTATCCTGGCTGCAAAAGCGCTTTATGGAATGGCTGAATCAGGAGCGTCTGAAGAAGATTCTTACCTTCCCTGTCGAGACTCTGAACCTGCTGGATGATGGCACTGATTATGTCGATAAGGAATGGGCTGACAATGCTGCCGAAATGCTTTCTAAAGGCCATAGCTTCTTTATCTATCGTTCCAACAGTGTGGACTCTCTGGCATCCTGCTGCCGTTTGCGCAATGAAATGAGCGACAATACCTTCAGTTATACTCTTGGTGCTGGCGGTGTGGCTACTGGGTCTAAGGGTGTTATCACCATCAATATGAATCGCCTAATCCAGACTGCTGTTGCCGATGGCCGTGATATTTGTGAGGCCGTTCGTGAACAAGTCAAAGACATCCATGTTTACCTCAAGGCATGGAACGCAATTTTGAAGGACGAGTTCAATGCAAAGCTGCTCCCTATCTACGATGCCGGATATATCTCTTTGGATAAGCAGTTCCTGACCATTGGCATTAACGGCTTTGTTGAGGGCTGTGAATTCCTTGGCTACACCATCTCCCCGGACGACCAAAACTATGTTGATTTTACGAACAAAGTGCTCAAGGTCATCTATGACGAGAACAAGGCAGATCGCTCTGACGGCATTATGTTTAACACAGAATATGTCCCCGCTGAAAACCTTGGTGTCAAGAACGCAAAGTGGGATAAGCAGGATGGCTTCGTAGTTCCGCGTGACTGCTACAACAGTTACTTCTATGTTGTCGAAGATCCTACCAAGCCGCTTGATAAATTCATGCTTCACGGCTCCAAAATGACGCAGTATCTGGATGGCGGCAGCGCTCTGCATCTGAATCTGGAGGAACATCTGGATAAGGAGCAGTATCGCAAACTGATGGATGTAGCCATCAAGACTGGGTGCCCCTACTGGACGGTGAATGTGCCGAATACCATCTGCAATGACTGCGGACACATTTCTAAACACCACCTGCATAAATGCCCTAAGTGCGGAAGTGAGAACCTGGACTATGCAACCCGTGTCATTGGTTATCTCAAGCGCGTATCCAGCTTCTCCGAAGCCCGTCAAAAGGAGGCAGCGAAGCGCTATTATGCAGACTGATTGCAAACCGCTTCTGTATAGCCACTATGATGTAACATTCCAAGAAGTCCCCGGCGAGATAAGCCTTGTGTTTGATATCACAGGCTGTCCGCATCACTGCCCTGACTGCCACTCCAAATTCTTATGGGAGTATAGCGGCAACCCATTGCTGGAGAATCTTCCATCAGTCATCAATAAATACCGGTCCATGATTACCTGCGTGTGTTTTATGGGCGGCGACCAGAACAAAATCGAACTACTGAAGGCATGCGAAATCGCACATCGATACAACTTGAAAACATGCCTCTACACAGGTCTTGACCACCCAAGTTTTGTTCGCCTGATGTATGACGGTGGACCGCGCAATTATGGCGCATACTTCAATTTTATCAAGGTTGGCCCGTATGTCTCTGAATTCGGCGGCCTTGACAATCCAAAAACGAACCAGCGTTTTTATGAACTCAGAGGAAATGTACCGATTGATAAAACAATCCTGTTTCAAAAGGAGTACAAATGAAAATTATTACAAACCCTAGCTGGACAAAAGAGGAGGTCGAAGAATTCCGCGCCTCCATCAAATCCAACAACGGCTATTGCCCCTGTCGCATTGAGCATATCCCGGCCAACAAATGTATGTGTCAGGAGTTTCGTTCTCAAGTTTCCGGCCAGTGCCATTGCGGCCTCTACCTCAAGGAGGATTAACTATGAATCTTAATAAATGCAACAAACTTTTTCGCTTTGGCGTGCTCTTCTCAGCGTTTTTTACGGCGCTTGTTTTGATTGTTTTCTGCCCCCGGCTCAACACCACCGCCTATGCTGAGTCTTCCACGCCCGAAACCGCCGTCACCACTTACATCGTTACCTATCACGCCAATGGCGGCTGCTGGTGGAGCAACTGGTCCCGCCCGACTTATTCTTTCGCCACCAAAAAATATGAGCAGGAGGAAGGCAAAACCTATCAGATCATTGATTCCAAGCCTACCTACGGCGCCAACACCTTCAACGGCTGGAACACAGAATCCGACGGCTCAGGCACCTGGTATTCCCCTCATCAGGAATATGTCTGTACCGGCAATATGGACCTCTACGCTCAGTGGCTCGGCCCCGTTCCTGCGCCCACCGCTGAACCTACTGCCACACCGGAACCTACCCCAGAACCGACTGTTGAACCCACAGCTACTCCGGCACCAACCGCAACTCCCGAACCCGTAACCACTCCGGCACCAGTTCCCTCGGCCAAGCCCAATTATCGCGCCATGTTCCGCGCCTGGTTTAGCTATCTTCGCCGCCAGATGATTGGTCTGTATAAGTAAAGGAGGTACTTTATGCACTATGAAACTCCGTATGTAAACTATACCATCCCTGGAGATTTTTCTCAGGCCGTCTTGGATGAAGGCGATGTCGTTTTCAAGGATGAACTTTCCGTCAAACCTCTTGCCCCCGATATTCCCCTCCCCTCCTATGCTCACCCCACGGACGCCGGACTGGACCTGCACGCCATCAGTGTGGAAGCACCCGGCACCGTCATCGTTGCCACCTGTATTATTCAGCCTGGCATGACCGCCAAAGTACATACCGGCATCGCCATCAAGCTGCCCCACGGCACATTCGGCGCTGTCTATCCCCGCAGCGGCCTTGCCACCAAAACCGGCCTCGCCCCCGCCAATATGGTTGGTGTCATTGATGAAAACTATACCGGCGAAATCATCGTGGCCTTACATAACTACAGCAATGAACCCCAGGCGTTCGCCATCGGGGATCGTATCGCCCAGCTGGTCATCCAGCCCGTTGTCCACTGCACCGTCACTCAGGTCACAGAACTCCCCAATACCGACCGCGGTAGCGGCGGCTTTGGATCTACAGGAGGCAACACTCAATGAAACATCTCGGCGATATTCCTGAATCTTAAAAAACAGCACAGGAGAACAGTAATGCACAAACTCTATTCTGCGAAGTATATATTGATTTCTGACGGATCAAATGACATTTTTGCTAGTGATTTGTTGTTTTTAGAGGGTGAACCAACTAAACACCTTGACAGTTTTGGAACCTTTTATGAATTCTATGATGCTGTAGCTTCTTGCAAGTATCCCTGGAGCAATCACTGTTACTGTGATAAATCAATATTCCTTCATAAACCACTTGTTAAATTTTATGGATTTTTTGACTGGGTTTTTACGGCAGAAAATTTCAAAGCACCTGTTTCTGTTGAAACGCAGTACAAAGAATGTTCCACTAAGAATTATGATTTTAATTTCTTCAAAGAAAACCTGTCTATGGACGACTTTGTAATCTTCCTGCGGGAGCATAACCTTATCGGAGGCAACACTTAGTGAGTCTTACTTTTGTTCCAAACGCCCTTGAAAAAATCTCTCCCACCTGGGTTATGTCAGACATTACATACCCCGATGGTATCATAACCCGCACCGAGGACGATTACCTTCGCCGCATCGGCAGCACCTTCAAGGGTATTTCTTTCCTTGGCCCCGGCTATCCTGCCTGGTTTGAATACTCCAAAGACAACCTCGGCGCTTCCAAGTCTGGCTTCTTACATACCAGCCTTGTTAAAGAGCTTGAAATTATCCTTGATATAGGTTATGCCAAGCTTGCCATCACAACCGAACATAGCATTTTCTTTCTAGAATCCGCAGAACCCGTTCAGGAAACCGCTGAAATTCGTGAGCTGATGGATCAAATCAACGCTCTAAATAAGTAACAAAAACATTGAAGGTTGCGCTCTTAACGCGCGGGTGGGTATGGGGTTTATTATTTATGACATTATCAGAAAAATCAGAACTGCTGCGCCTGTTGCAGCTCTATCAGGACGATCTTTTGCGTAAAAACCGTGAGAATATTCAAACAGCTGATGCTGTTGCCAAAGATAACCTGTCTTTTATGGATGCTTCTTATTTTTACGGTATTAAAGCCCAGTACAACCACGCCCGCCTGATTGCTCGTAAGTTATCAGTTGAAATCGGTAAAGATGTCAAATCTTACTGGGAGCTGTCCTGATTCACAAACAAAAAAACCGTGCAGGCACAACCACCCACACGGTCCATCCCATTACTTTAATTTTTCCAAAATCTCATCAGCACTCATGCCGTTCGCCAGCAGCTGGTTGATCATTTCCTGCGCCTGAATTTTCTTCGCCTCCGCCTCAGCAGCAATGTCCGCCTTGGCCTTTTTCTCTTCCAGCTTGGTCAGCTTTTTCTCCGCGGCCTTCACATCCGCCTTCTGCATTTTCAAGGTTTCTTTCATGGATTGCAGGTCGGTTTTCAGCTCCTCAATGCTGGCATTGGTCTTGGCAACTTCGGCCTCCGCTTCTTCCTTTTCTTTCTGAGCCTGAGCAATCAAAGCCTCATAGTCATTGGCAGCAGCTTTTACTTTATTCTTGCTTCCCTTGGTTCTCGGCATCGTGCTAACCTCCTACAAAATATTTTATGCGTTCAGTATATCACAGCGGTTTTCAAACTGCAATAGACGTTCAAAGGGGGAATTCTCTCTGCTTATTTTTTATGATACCTGCGCCCTGCTCAATATGGGCGCACATGTTGTCGATCGTCCATTTATTATCTCCGTCCAAACCCTGCTGGAGCTGGAATCCATCAAAACCAGCCACACCAAAGATGAGTCCGTTCGTTATCGTGCCCGCCAAATGGCTCACTATCTCGATAGCACCCACGATTCTGACCTTTATCATGTCTCCAATGCTACCGATTATCTGAACGATGATGCCTGCCCGTTTCGCAGCACACTGCCCAACACCCCAGATTCCATTATCATTTATGCGGCCTGGAAAACATACAGCCAAAACCAGGATATGATCTTCTGCACGGATGATCTCTGCTGTAAACACCTGGCCTCTTCCCTCGCCCACCTGCCCGTTTGTTCTTCCAAGGATCTTCTCCCCCGCCAAAGCTATACCGGCTTTCTGGAGGTCACTCCAACCGATGAGCAATACGCTGCCCTCTATGAGCAGCCGGAACGAAATACCTTTGGCCTTATCCCCAATCAATATCTTATCGCTCACAGCCCCGCAGACAGCTCCGTACAGGCGTTTAAGTGGGCAAGCGGTAAACATGTCGCGGTGGATTATAAGCCCTTCGAAACGCAGGCATTTGGCGCTGTCAGGGCCAAGGAGAAAGATATCTACCAGATGCTCGCTTTTGACAGCCTTTTACATAACCAAATCACCATGCTGTGTGGTCCTGCCGGTACTGGCAAAAGCTATCTGGCTCTGGCTTATATGCTCAAGCTGCTGGAAACCCACAAGATTGATAAAATCATCGTGTTCACCAACCCCTGCGCCACATCCGGCGCTGCTCGCCTTGGCTTTTACCCAGGCACCCGCAATGAAAAGCTGCTTGACAGCCAAATCGGCAACATGCTCGGCGCTAAACTCGGCGATACTTTGGAACTCAAGCGCTATATTGACGCCAATGAAATCCAGCTTCTCCCCTTCTCGGACCTGCGCGGCTTTGATACCACCGGTAAGAACTGTGCCGTCTATATTACCGAGGCCCAGAACCTTGATATTGAAATGATGCGGCTTGCTCTTCAGCGTATCGGCGAAGATTCCATCTGTATCATTGATGGTGATTATGACGCCCAGGTCGATCTCGATATCTACTCTGGCGATAACAACGGCATGCGCCGCCTCTCCCAGGTCTTCCGCGGTCAGGATTTCTATGGCGAGGTCAAGCTCCAAAAAATCTACCGTTCCCGTATCGCCGCACTTGCACAGGAGATGTAATCAATGACAGCTAATACAGATAAACTTCTTTCAATTCTTACCGGCATTCTTATTACCGTTCTGGTTTATTTTTTGGCCTTTTGGTTTCACCTGGCTCTCGCCAAGTTTATTTTGGTGCCTATGTTTGGCACCGCCATCTGCTCCACATTAAACCAATTATTCAATACCGCATCCTTCACCCCGCAAATGCTACCCTCCACATACGCCTGGACCTGCCTGATCGGCGGCATCTTCTTCTGGCCTCATATCAGCAGCAGTAAACATTAAGGAGTACACGCCATGAAAAAATATACCGCACAAACGCTCACTGATGAAGGCTATACCATTGAGAACGCTCAGATTACAAACGTATCTCTTTCAACCACAAATTACTGCTGCCTCTCTCTTGATCTTACTCTCAAAGCTGCCGGCTGGGATGTTGTTTACGGCGGTTACTGCCTTGGCAAAGTCTACCCCGACAGCTATGAAAAAGATTCTTACGAGGGTTCTGCCATCGGTATGGAGGCTATCATGCGCATCATGGATGTCGTCGGTGTTTCCCGTCTGGAAGACATGAAAGGTAAATACATTCGTGTCGCCACCAAGGGCTGGGGCAGCACCGTTAAAATCATCGGCAATATCATCAACAACCGCTGGTTCGATTATGACTCTTTCTTCAAAGATAAGGAATCAGCCTCCGTTCAAGACGCAATCGCAAAACTCGTTACCGTTTCAGCCGACCTGGCGGATTGATTACTTTCTTCGTCTTACCACCACTCGCGGCTGTGCATGCCCAAACAAACTCCGCTTCGGCACTTCAAACGCTGTTTCAAACTCCTCGTCAAATTTGGCCCGCACCTTAAAATAATCCGTGATTTTTGCCTGGATCTCCCGTAGCGCCTGCTGTTCCTTTTCAATCTGGATGTATTGTTCTCTTGTGCAGCTGTCTCCTTCCTGTATCCGCTGTTGCCATTCATTCAGGGCATCCTCCTGGTAGCCGCACAGCTCCAGCATCTCATTGCAAAATCTTACGCTTGTCGGTCCTGCCATTCATAACCACTCCTTGCCTTTTTCTTTTATCTTACCATATCAGAGGTGATTTCTCTATGAATTTCTTTACTGCTGACCTTCATTTTTCTCACCGTAACATTATCCGCTTCGATGACCGTCCGTTTCAGGACCTGCCCTCTATGCACGCGGAGATTATCAAGCGCTGGAACAGCGTTGTCTCTCCGGGCGATAACGTTTATGTCCTTGGCGATATGTTCTGGGACCCGTCCGAAGCTCCTATGATCCTTGAGCAGCTCAATGGCCATATCCATCTCATTAAGGGCAACCACGATAAAATCTCACCGGAAATGATGCGTTACTTTTCTTCCATCAAGGGCTATGATGAACTCACAGCCGGCAAATACAAACTTATTCTCTGCCACTACCCTATCATGTTCTACAACCACTCCTATTCGCCGGAGTGCTACATGCTCTGCGGCCACGTCCATAACACCCGTGAGAACACCTATCTCGCCAAGTGGAAAGCAGAACTGCGTGACAATGCGGTCGGTATTGCCAGCAACAAGGGCAACATCATCAATGTTGGCTGTATGCTGCATGATTATACCCCCAAAACCCTTAACCAGCTCATTGCCTGGGATAAGGAAGGAGGTTGGAAAGTTGAGTAAAACAATCTTTACCTTTACGGAAGAATTCGACGATGCCGGCCATCTCATCAAACGTACCATCACAACCGAACAGGGCGAAACAATTCTGCCGGTAACGCCAAACACCAAGCCGATTGATAACATGCCGTTTATCCCCACTCCCACTCCCTGGAAAGCGCCGCTTGATATAACCTGGAAAGCGCCGCCTGATGTAACCTGTAATTCTACCGGAGGTACCGCCCATGAATCCTAAAGAATTTGAACTGGCTGCCTGCACCGCCATCTCCCGCTACTTCAATGATAACGCTGATGTAACTGGTGTCTATCTGTCACCGGATGATATCTACACCGTCTGGTCGTGCAAAACTCTTCAAAACAATAAAGGTCTTTTCACCACCCCTGTCAAAGACGGCCTGTATTACGAAGCTACCTACAACGGCGATAAGCAGGAACTCTACATTGACTGTTATCAAAAGCTTAAAAACTTTGCAGTAAAAGTCAGCGAATAAAACAACAAAGCCCCTATCCACTGTCACCCAGCGGACGGGGGCTATCTTTTTAGTTCAGGCTAAAATCAGCAAACAACAGGTTCTTCAACAGCATTCCCACAATCAAATACCGGTAAGATTTCACACTGCCGTCATAATAAAGGGTTCCTCGTATCCTCTGCTTTTTCACCAGCCCGGCCATGAACTCTGCTTGCTCTTTCGTAAAATACAAAGAAATCTGCGGGTAGTTCTTGTCATCCAGCCGCGTTGCAATGTATCGGTTGATTTCCGCTTCTGTCGGCAGCACATAGCTTTCTTCCAGGTGCGGTATCAAAGCCCGGTATTCTTTGGTATCTTTCGTCACGCAGCGGTCGGCACCCACCGCCATCATCCTGCCAAGCTCTTCCTGCAACAGCCGGTTTGTCACGGTTCCAATGCGGGTATCTTCAACTTCGGCCTCGTCGTTCAGCACCTCGCGCACACGCATACTCAGCCGCAGGTTGATTTTTACTTCCTTTGCCATCACTTAACCGTCTCCAGCAGCTCTTTCAGCTTCGCAGCTTTTTCAATCAGCTCTGTCAGCGTCTTAATGTCTTCTGCCCGCTGCTCCTGGCTCATCTTTTTCAGTCCTCTCTTATATGCCGGCGTTGCAATCTTCTTGCCAATCTTACCGGCCAGCGGTTGTAAAGTTTTCTGAACAAATGTTTTGGTTTCGGCTTTCTTCTCAGCAGTTTCAATCTCGCGTTCAAGTGCAGCCTGTTTTTCGGTTTCAGCAGGTTTTTCGGCTGTCATCTTTGTTTCAAGTACGGCTACACCTGTTTCAAAACTTTGTAATACCTGCTCCAGCCTCTCCTCGCGTTCTTCTGTCGAGCCTTTGTTCCAGGCATCGTCCAATTCCTGCTGGGTATCATTGCGGATTCTGTCTCGGTCTTCTTCGTTCACACAGTTAATCGCAAACAATCTATTGTACAAACTCAAAAGTCTCTGTTGCTGTTTTTCTTCAAGTCTGATCAATCTGTCGCATTCTGAGCGTTTCAGCTTTTTGTCATCCAGCAGTTTCAGCAGTCCTTTGTTCAGCTCATTTTCCAGGCGCAAATCTTTATCAATCATTCTTCCACTTGCGGCACTGATTTCTTTCAAGGCTTTCCTGGCATCGGTCTGGTTCATGCTGTATGGTTCTTTTTGTAAACACTCAATAAATTCAGCGGATGCCTTGCGCCGGATCATTTCATCCCCAAAACCACCGCGCACCTGCAGGTTAGCGCTGTACAAAATAACTTTCTTTTCATTGTGGGATAGGGGAGTGGTAACTACATTACAGTTCTTGGCCGCATTCCAGGTCGCATCCTGTTCCTGCAACAGCATCAATGCCCGGTATCTCCGCTCGCCAGAAAGCAAAACGTACACCGTCTTACCATCTTCCTGCTCCGGGAACACAACCAGATTGTGCAGCAGGCCATTGCGCTTAATGTCTTCGGCTAATATTTCAATATCTTCTCCATTGTCATTCTGGCGGAAAATCTCATTGTCCGGGTTCAGCCGGATGTCTGTCAGGCTGATATCCTTATTTTCAAACTCAATGGTCTTATTGCCAACAATCTTTCCAACCAGGGCACGGCCGGCATCGTTATCGTTCACTTCTTTTGCCGCACTGCTGGTGGGGATGTTCAGCTTCTTTTCATTGCCTTTCTTCGGCTTTGATTTCAAACCCATCTCACTTTTCCTCCTTGTCCAGTTTTTCAAGCCGCTGTTTCAGCTCTTTATAAGCCGCCATATAGCTCTTGCCAATCGGTTGTGTTTTGGCAGAATAACATACCGGCACACATCTTCTCACCGATGTCTTCACGGCCAAAGCGCTGGGTATCTCAGTCTTGAACAGGGTAGGGCCAAGCACTCTCTGGCATTCTTCTCGTGTCTCTCTCGTGGCCGCACCCTTGTCCACCATGGTTAAAATCACGCCGATTCCTTTCAGGTTCGTCTTTGAGTTCTTGCGTAACTCATTGCAAATGGAATAAGTTCTAAATGCCGAATCCTCAGAAAATGAATCGCACATCATCGGGATCAATACATAATCCGCTGCCACCAATGCGTTTGAAAGGATCATACTGTCACGGGTCGGCTGGGTATCCACAATGATATAATCATAGTCCTCCCGCACCTGGTTCAAAAAATATAGCAAAAAGTCGGCCGTAGATTCCAACCGTCTTGGGTCACCCACATCATACTGCTGTGCATCAGCCAACAGGTCCGGCAGCCTCTTGTTGATCCGCGGTGTCTGGCTGCTTGCCGGGATCATATCAACATTCTCATACTCTGTCTCCACAATATACTCTTTCGTGGAGGTGTACTTAAATCCGTCAAACATATCGTACAGCGCTTTGCGGGAATAAGCATTGCTTGTAATCGTATTGCCGCCGCTCAGTGCAAAGGTCAGGTTGCCCTGCGGGTCGGTATCTACACACAAAACCTTTTTTCCTTCATCTCCCATTAAGTAAGCAAGGTTAGAAGCCGTAACCGTCTTACCAGAGCCGCCTTTTTCAATCGCAATCGTAATAATTTTTGCTGCCATAGCTAACCCTCACTTGTCAAACTCAAAAGTCTTTGTTGCTGTTTAATTTGATTATATCACACTTCATGGCAATGTCAACGGGGTAGGGCATCTGTCAAACTCAAAAGTCTTTGTTGCTGTAATAGAGTTAAAAATAGGGGAGCCACCTCATCAGCAGCTCCCCCTGGTTATTCTTCAAATATTGTTTCATCCAGCCGGAACATCGGTTCTTTGCCGTCCTGTCCCATCCGTCGTCTCCCGCCTTCAATGATCGTGGCGGAATTTTCTACAATGTCATTATAAACCACCGTGCGGTAATACTGCGCAGATTTCTTTTCCACATCCTGCCTCAGCATCACGTTAAACTTCTCCAGTTCACCCAACGCCCAGCTTTTCAGCCCGTGGTTATTCTGGATGATTCCGTTCAGCGCTTCCAGTGTTTCTTCAGCCTGGCCCTGTTTGTTCTGGTTGGTCAATATCTTGGCCGCATAAGTAAACACATTTGCCAAAACATTCCGTTCTTCTACGGTCAGCTCCTTCTTGTAGCCCGCATAGCCAGCCCGGTCTTCTATCTCGCCCCGCGCCTTGCGGAACGTCATTCCCATCACAGCCGGGGGCAGGGGAGAGACCTCTCCGGTTTCAGCCGCCAACACAGCCTGTTTCTTCGCCTTTTGTTTGCGTGCTACCTCCTGGTCGCTACGCTGGTTCGCGCTCAAAAACGCCCGTACCTTCTCCATCTCTTTGCGTGATTTGTACTTGATAAAGATATACAGATGGGTGTATTTCCGCACGCCTTTGGTTCGTACCGGCTCATAATCAAACCACAGGTCTGTCATCTCGTTGATTTCATTTTTTACCAGCTTCAAAACATTGCGTTCAAAGTCTGAAAAATTCGGGTACTTTTCTGTCAACGGTTTTTCGCGGTCATACTTGTTATCCACATCGGACTTTTTGCGGTTCATACCGCGCTCTTCTTTGGTCGGTACAGACAGCAGGTTTTTGAAATCATCAATGCCAAACTTTTTGTACTTGTATCCGCGCAGCTGGTTCCGCTTGGCGGGGAACATCCCCAGTACCTCGTCCGTCACAGGCTCAAACACCAGTCCATTGGCGTATTCGTAGTCCCGGTTGCCGTTATCATAAGATAAGATGATCTCATACACCCGCATGGAATAGGTGCTCTGCATCATCAGCAGGTATTCAATGCTGTAAGATGTGTAGTTGCTTGTAAGCTGGGCGATGTCTTTCCAAATGTCCTCATTGAACCGCATACTGATGGTTTTGCCCTCAGTATCAATAATCGAACCTTTGCGTACCCAGCTCATGCTCTTGTACTTGGTCGGGGCAATCGGCACCCAAAATGTCCGGTTCTCCAAATTTTCAATCGTGTGCTGCAAATATGCCACATAGGCCGGCTTTTCCGCATTCACACCTGTCAGCTTTGAAAAGTCGCTGAACGTAATCGTGTAATACTTCGAAGCGTCCGTGTCATTTTTCTGGTCAATTTTGGAAAGCAGCATGAACAAAATTTTCTGCTCGTTGCGCGGCAGGGAATACTTGGTCTTCTGGATCAGGTCATTGCTCTTGGTGATGTAAGAACCAACGGCAAAAGGGGAACCGGTCTTCTTTTCCTGCTCCTTTTTCGCCTTAACCTCTTCGTCCGTCATCACCTCTCCGGTAATCGCCGTTCCTGTGCCTGCACGGTTTACTTTTTGGTCTTTCATCATTCTGTTCGCCCGCATAGCCTGTCCGCCATGTCAAGCTCAACCTCCAAATCACAGTGTATGTATCGCATCGCACAGGTGGGTATACCTAACGCATTATATCTTTATCTTACCCTTTTTTTATCCGCTCGTCAAGCCTGATTTTTTTGCGCTTTTCTTCAAAACAAAACTCGTAGTAAAATTTTTTGCGCTTATTATTATTTATTATTTATATTTTATATTTATATTATATAAGGTATATTGCGAGTTTCTTTTACACAAGCTGCGAGGTTCTTTTATTCTACATACGAGTTTCTTTTATACTGGCTACGAGTTTCTTTTATACTGGCTACGAGTTTCTTTTACGCAAAATCCTGCTTTTCGCTGTCAAACAATCTCGTAATTGCCGTCAAAAAATCTCGCAGTTCGCATCAAACAATCTCGTAATTCACGTTAAATTTTTTGTTTCCTGCGCTTTTCGTCAAACAAACTCGTAGTTTTAAGCCAAACGGATAGGGTAGGGGAGTGGTCCCGTCCCTGATTTTTTACGCTTTTTCAAATCAAAAAAACTCGTAGTTCATTCCGCTGCATCAACCATCCATATCTGGCCGTCTGAACCATATTTTTTCAATCTTTTGGTCAAACAAACTCGTAATTCTGGCTATGGGTGGTCATAAATCAACTTCAAATCCCGCCATGCGCCGCCCGTCCATATCGTCCTGGCTTTATTACAATCGGTATTTTTTGCGCTTTTTCACCGTAAAAGAAACTCGTAGTTCAGCTCTAAATACTCTGCTCATCAATCGGCAGCAGGGGAGAGGGTTTGATTTTTTTTGCAGTTTTCGGCGTAAAACAAACTCGTAATAGCTGCAGCAGCCAGCACCGGCCGGATTCAATCTTGTCGCATGTATCATCTATCAATTCATAAACCGTTCATATTAGCCGTTTTCCCGGTTTCACACCCCCATAAACCTATATACCAAAAAGTATACACCCCACATGTCGGCAATTCAACAAAAATCAATCCCGTCAACCAAATAACAACCGCGTACACATTCTTGGGTATAACTTTGTACAACCTGCCTATTGTATTCGTACCCATAAATGTGTACAATAAGGTCAATTTAAGAAGCAAATCAGGAGGGAACAAACATGGAAATCAAACCTATGGGTAATACAGAACAGGAAAAAATGTCCAGCTTGTGGGGTTATTTCATCGCGTGCTGCAAAATTCTTGATGATGTTACAATCGAGTATCAAGAACCCTGTATATCGGATTACTACCTCAATCACATTAGCGCCATGCAAAGCAAAACAATCCTTTCCGGCATGGAAAAATTTCATACCCTTGCTAATGAGCGTGTGATTAAAATGCCCTCTAAACTCTATCCTCAAGGCAAAGCCGTTCTGGACGTAATGACTGCTATTGTTGCCGCCAGCGGAAAATACCCGATTGCAAAAACCAGAATCGCAGATCTGCATGAATTTGAGCTTCTGGCCCGTGCTACAATCGGTACCTGCTGGAGAGAGGGTAATATGCTCAAGGTTGTCCGCAATCTGGAGGGTATCTCCCTACAAAAACTGGCGGAAAAAAGCGGCGTCAGCAAAAACACAATTTTCCGCATTGAGAACAACCAGTCTATCCCGCGCATTGATGTTCTGCGTAAGCTTGCCGATGCTCTGGAAGCCCCTCTGGAACTTGTAGCCATCGGCATTGGCAAAACCGAACCGGAAACAACCCCCGAAGAAGAAGTTCCTAACCCCGCCCCTAAATTGCCGAGCGTTTACGATAGCCAGGATCGTGGCGCAGACGATGAAATCAAAGCTTTTCAAGAATAAAAAGGTAAACCACAATGCCTCAAAAATTAGAAATTGCACCCAACACTGTTTTTGATCAGTGGACCGTCATTGGCCGTTCTAAGGACCCGGCAAAAGCGAAAAAAGGATATCTTGAATGCCGTTGTTCTTGCGGAACTGTTTCTGATGTTTCCGGGCACTCACTTATTAGCGGGAAAAGTAAATCATGCAAAAAATGCGGGTATGCAAGATCGGCGCTTACTAAATTAGAAGCAAACACTAAAAATTCAAAAGAAAAATATGAAGGCAAAATAGTCAACGGTTTTTTTATAAAAAAGATTGTTGATAAGGAAAAAAGCGGCACCTGTACCAGATGTATTGCAATTTGTCCCAAGTGTGGGCGCGAATTCACAACGCGGTTGTCAAGCATAAAAAATTTACAATTCTGTGGTCATTGCGAACGAGACAAAAAAGAACTATTGGAAATAACCAGAAAAGTCGTAAACGTAGACGGAACTGACTTGGCAAAAATTCGTTCGCGCATAAACGGAACAGTAAATAAAAACTCTAGAACTGGGATAAACGGTGTTGCGCTTACCCAAAAAGGCACCTACAAAGCATATATTAACTTTAAGCATAAACGCATTCACCTTGGCTTCTTCACCAATCTAAAAGACGCAGCCGCTGCCAGAAAAGAAGCCGAAGAAATTCTTTACAATAAATTTTTAGACGATAACGCCGGTTGGGAACAGCGCCTGGCAGACGCAATGGCCGAATACAAAAAGAACAAGAAATAACCGGCAACTTCGCTAAAGCTTAATTTAGCGAAATATAGGGAACCCAATAAAATTTTCAAAACCCCATTGACGGCTTTGAACCCGCAATCAACTCCGCCATTCAAACCATCAAGATCTCCACACCAACCCCATCCGGCAAGCGCGAGGATCTTCCCACCAAAGTTCTTTCTGTCTCTGAACTGTATTGATACTTCCAACCTTCTAAAAAATAGGGAGCACCCAAGGTTTCAAACCAAAGGTACTCCCTATTCCTGTTTGTATAATTCTTTGCTGTTTTTACTCAAGCGTAAAATTTACTTGTGATTCAACGACTCTTTATGGTATACTATTCTCCAGAGGATTGAAGCTCCGCTGAATTTCATCCAACTTTATAAGCGCTTAGGCGGCCACCTCCCACTAGCCGGAAGGCTGAATGGAGGTTTAATCATTTTCGCCTTTCGGCAATCTTGTTGTCGGAGGTGATGCCATGAATTCTATTGTGGATGTGCTTACAATCGTAAGCTGCATCGGTACATGGACTGGCGTTTTTGTGGCCATTTATTTTGGCCGTAAAAAGAAATGAGGCTACCTAACTAGCACTTAGGCGGCCTCATCTGAACTGGGTACATTGTAGCAGATGTATTTGGTTCATTTGCAGCTAACTGAGGTGTTCGCTTATTAAGAGCTTCAATCCTCTACTTGTATTATATACCACATGTTGTTCGCTGTCAACCTTAACGCTTAAACAAAAACTCCTGTATATCGTCAAATGCTCGCTGCATCTGCTCCACATTGTCGCCGTTCAGGTTGTGCCCCAGCTGTGCAAATTCTGCCCGCAACAGCATGTTGATGCTTTCATCCAGGCTATTCAGGTGCTTCTTCACACCCTCCAACTGCTTGTCAAACGTGTCGCAGCGCCCTTCTACCGTTTTCAGTCGATCTTCAATCTTGTCCATCCGGGCATCCTGATCTCTGTTTGGCTTTTTCAAAAAGTTGTTGAACTTAACCCCCTGGGCAATCGCATTCGAAATACTAACCACAGCCGCACAAGCTGAAAGCACCAGCATCAGTATGTCCTGCGCCGTAAATGTAAATACCGGGTTAGGCATCTGCGTTCACCTTCTCTCCGGCAGCAGCTTCACCCGCTTTCATCTGCTCGTAAGCCGCCTGGGCAATCGCACGCGCCTGCTCCTCTGTAATGGTAACGCCGGCCTGCTTGGCCACTTCCATAATCAGTTCTGCGGCACGCTTGTTCTTTTCCTCGCCGGAAATATCGTTAAAATACTGCTTGATATATTTACAGGCGCTTAACCCCCACTGCATCAACAGCGGGTAGCCGCTCAACAGGTTCAGCGCCTTGTTTACTGTTTCCTGGGCGTTCGGCAGCACATATTTGCCAACCATAAAAGCAACCACGCAAACCAGGCCCATCACAATATATACAATTCCCTGTTCCATACCTAACCTCCAATCTCTTCCGTGTCACTTGTCTCATCAATCGGCGTAAAAATTTCATCACCAAGGGGCGCATTGTCACCCTCTGTTTTTTCTTCTTCCGCTACTTTTTCCCTCACCTTAATCCAGGCGTTACACAAATTCTCTGCACTCATTGCCGCAAACAGCCCAATGTTAAAAGATGATTCCGGTAACTGTCCGGTCCTAAAACACAGGATCATGTATACAATCGCGTAAACAATCGTTGCGCCCATCGTAAAAACAATAATTTTTTTGCTGAACCTCATCAGGCTCCAGTTTTCCTTCATAAAAATCACCTGCTTTGGCTGCACTCAGGTATGGCTCTTCACCGCTTTTTGGCTGATATAACCATAAACCGTTTTGAACCAGCCATTCACAACCGTCTCATACCCAATGCAAACAGGCTTGCCGGTCTTGGCATTCGGGCTGCTGATCACTCCAATGGACTGGTACTGCATTCCGGCACCCTTGCGCACATTCCATTTGCCGTTGTTCAGGGTAATGGCTTTTGTCACAGTCTTTTTCACTGCCGGTTCAACCTTCGGCTCCTCAGCCGCTTCCTGCTTGTCCACCTGTACACTGTGCTGGTTTGCATTGGCCCACAAAATCACACCGCGGCTGGCCGGCTTAAAGTCATCATCCAGCCAGCATAGCGGGTTCTCGCGCACACCTTTCCAGCGCACCTCAAAGTGTAAATGGGCACCGAAACAGTTGCCGGTCTGACCGCTGTAGCCAATCACTTCGCCGGTTTTCACCTTCTGTCCAACCTTCACCGTGATAGAATTCAAATGAGCATACAACGTTTCCAGCTTGCCGCCTTTATACGCCGTATGCTCAATCTTCACCATATTGCCATAACTATTGGTGTCGCCCTGGGTCACTCGCCCATTCCAGTGGTAAACCACGCGCACCGTTCCATCTTCCGCCGCAAACACCGGTGTTCCCACCAAAGCGCGGAAGTCGATTGCCCTGTGCAGCGCCCCACTGTTATATTTCCAGCCAGCCGTAATCACATGCTGCGCCAACGGCCACCCAAAACACACCTCTCCATTCTTCAGCCGCATCTTCCATCAGCCTCCTTTTAACGTTCCATCGTGTTGTAAAGTAATTTTGCTTCACGGTTATTTCAGCTTAGTTAATAATCCCACGAAATGGTATTTGGGTTATTTGTCGTCCAACCATAACTGTTATTACCAAAAGTTGCATTATTTTTACCAGTATAAACCTGAATCTCTCCTGTAGTTTTAATAATGCAAACAGCAGGTCCAAAAATCTGGCCAGACGTTGTTACATTTAATCCAAAAGGACAATAAGTATTAACTTTCGGTCTATAGGCAGACTGAACTGTTCCAATTTGAATAAAGCCAGCCGCGTCACTTGTTGCAGGCCCCATACACTGAAAAGTCAAATAGACTCTTCGTCCACGGCGATGTGCTTTTTCTGTATTTGCCCACATAGTAATACTAGATTTTACAGTATATACACTTGAGGCAGTTAAAGACACCCATTCTGTACACGCATCATATGCCGCTTTCACCGCCGCCGGTGTTGCCGCAATACCACCATTGGTCGAACTCGTTGAACTGGTCGAATCACTTAATCTCACACCGCCCAAAGTCGAAGCATTACCTGTCGGCAGTGTATATTTCGTATCTGTTGTCGGCGGTGTATACCCCAAAGCATTTGTTACATTCGCCTTTGTCAAACTAATCGTGCCGGAATTCTCCGTAATGTTACTCCCGATTTTTACACCACCCAAAGTCCAAGCACTCGCGGTTGGCAGTGTATATTTCGTATCAGTCGTAGGTGGCGTATAACCCAGTGCATTTGTCACGTTAGTTTTACTAATGCTGATCGTGCCGCTGTTTACTGTAATATTGCTGCCAATCTTTACACCACCCAGCGTAGAACTTGTCGCCGCAGGCAGCGTATAAGTCGATCCGCTACTTGCAGGCGTCATATAAATCTGGTTTGCATTCAAAGTGCCTGCACTTTTGGCATTGTCATACTGGCTCTGTGTTAGATAATTGATTACTAAACTGTCTAACCTTGTATTTGTCGCCATATTGTATACTTCTCACCTCATTTCACAAATACTCGGATGTGGTTTTTATCCAGCCGTTCCATCACACGGTATCCGGTTTCTGCATTAGTTCCAATGCCATTATCATTGGCAGCACAAAATCCGTTTACTTCGCAGGTGCCGTCGTCCACTACAACCAGCTTCCCCATCAGACCAACAGCATCCCATTCCTTGCGCTGTCCGCGGGCAATATACTGTTTTTCATTATCATAGTTCGGGTTCAACACCAGGCCGTTCTCTGTGGTGCTGTCATGCTTCAGTGCTCCAAAAATATCACGCTCGTACATGCCAGCCCACTGGTCCTCAGCAGTATCGCCCAGCACAGTCGGGTTGCCGGATACAATACCCAAAATGTAAGTATCTTTGCTGTTTGCCAGTCGAATGTATTTCCCATCCAACGTCACAAACATGCCACGCCGGTCTTCCCCATCAGGGTTCCCGTCCTGCCACTCAAACATTTCCGCATAGTCAGCGCCGGAAGAAGAATAGGTTCCACCGTAAGCCTTACCACCATAATCAATACGGAAGCTATTGCTTTTAGCGGAAGATGTACCATTACCGAAAATTAAAACATTACTTGTCGGAGAATTGTTAGACAAAATAGCATAAGTCGAGACGCAATAATTTCCTCCAACAAAGCCACTATTCAATCCGTCGTAATATGTAGTGACATAACTATTTCCACCTTTTAATCCAGTAACATTATTTCCGGTACCAACAATCAAAGAGTGAGATGGTCCATAATCGGCTCCAGCACCAGCAGAAACAGTACCAACGGAATTTTCTCCTAAAATAACATTCCCACGTCCGTCCATAAGACTGTTTGTTACATTTGCTTTTGTCAAACTTATCTTTCCGCTATCAATCGTAATATTATCGCCAATCTTTACTCCACCTAAAGTGGAGCTTGTCGCGGTCGGCAGTGTATAGGTCGTATTGCTCGCCGGTGTCATATAAATCTGGTTTGCATTCAGTTTTCCATTTGTCTTAGCCGTATCATATTGGCTTTGTGTTAGGTAGTTAATTACCAAACTATCCAGCTTTGTATCAGTGGCCATAATCATATACCTCTCGTTACAATCGCACTGATTGCGGATAATCCGCTCGGCAACCCAGTCAGCTTACCGTTGCTGATACTTAGGCTCAGATTGGTGCTGCTTGGGCCGCCATACATGGCGCTCTTGTGGTATTTGTCGCCCTCAAACGCGATCAGGCTCGTAGTCTGCCCGCCCCAACCGCTGGAACTGGTCATGGTGCCGTAGCCCCAGATCTTGATTGCCCCGTCAGTGCGCTTAAAACTAACGCTGGGGTTGGTGTTCGTAATGGCGTATGCCTCAACGTTGTTATTGCTTTCGGCAGGCTCCGCAGTACCGGTAACTTTTAACCCAGCTGTACTTGTAAATGTTTTGCCTTTTGCAACATCCGCAGCAGTAGCGTCGCCAAAACGAGTAGCAGGGGCTGCAAGCTCTATGTAGCTCTGGCTCCGCATAATCTTGTCACTGCCAAAACAATTGATTTTTATACCGACAGTATCAATGTCGTTGGTACGCTTAAACATGACATTTTCATAGTCGGAGGTATAGTAGCTTAGTGTTTTCCCTGCAATGTATTCTGTCAGTTCGCCCGTAACTTTTTGACCCCGCACATACGCCGTTTTGCCTTTGGCAATATCGCTCGCTGTCGCCGTAGCGTCGCTGGTATCCGTGCCGCCAGAACTGCTGCTCCCAGCATAACTACCTGTCACATTAAAAATCTTCACACCGCTTCTAATGTTACCGGCGGTCAAATTGCTGTCACCCTTAATCGTCTGGGTTCCATTCAAATACTGGCCGGATGCAATGCTCTGGTCACTCGTTCCCGGCGTATAAGTCGCAGCACTCTTTTTCGTTACGCCGCTTCCCACATAAGTTCTCGATACTGCATTTACTGTAACCTGGCTCAAACCGTCATAGCCATTGTCTGCCTTGATCGTCTGTGCGCTCTCACTGGGGCTAACCGTCTTGCTTTGAAAACTCGCCCCACTGGCACCACCAGTCACAAAACCTCCCTGCATATCCACCTGCGTACTTCCTAAATAAACTCCCATATAAAAATCACCACCTGCTAATTGTCACACTTGTTGCGCCAACACTGGCTGCCGTAATGCTGATAGATTTCGCACTGCTGCCATCCCATGCACCCTGGCTTGTCCCATTCAGGTTAATCGTCAAAGCTGCATTCACCTTGTTGGCGCTCGTTGCGGCACCGCCTGCACTGCTGGACCCAGCATAATTGTGGGTGTGGCCGCTCGGCGTAAAGGTGCTCGGTTTGCCTGTGACATTAACCCATGCAACAGAACTTGCAGAGTCTGCAACTCCTGCGGTAGCGGGCTTTTCCGTAATGGCTGTCCAGTTACTCCATCCGTCGCTCATATTAGAACTGTTGTGCATACGATACCACAGATGCGCACCTTGCGATGTCCTGTGTGGCCAATAAATCTGGATGATACGATTTTCACTACCGCCATTTTCACTGTCCAACACCTGTAAGATTCCAAAAGCATATTCATCAACAGGCGCATGATAATCAGCTGTCATGGTGCAGCTCTGAATCTTGTAAACACCAAACGTCTTCAATGTATTCCAGTCAACTTTACCGGATTCTGTGCCTTGTAGATGGATATGTCCACTGTCAGCTTTACCAGCCAGTTTCGTGTTAATCTCAGACTCCGTATAATACCGGTCATCATGTGTGTGCCCACTTGGCGCCTTCCCATCAACAAGACCTTTTAATACTTTGCCCTGTGCAGCACTCAGGCTCTGGTCTGTGGCATCACTGGTCAGGTTATTCTGTACCCCACGCCATGTATTTGTATCGGTAAACACAGCACTCGCCGGCACACTCTTACCCAGTGTATAGGTAGTCGCCACCGGTTTGCCATCATTAAAATAAACCGGCTGTGTCGCACTGCCTGCACTCGAACTCAATTTCGTTGCAGAATCAGCAGACCCAGCCGCCTTAGCGTTCTTTACACTGAAATTTGATGGGTTATACACATACATGTCTGACCCATTCTCACCACCCCAAAGCCATGTCGGCTGGCCATCTTTGCCAGACCAATTAAATGTCATAGGGGTATCGGCGTCTCCGTTTCTTCCAAGCTTTGCAGCAGTGCCTGTCAGTTTACCGATAAAATTAGGCGCAGTGACAGAATCACTGACATAAAGCTTAGAAAGCAGGCGTGTCACGCCATTTACAATCAAATTAGAAAGTTGAGCCATTCCATCACCTCCGTCAGTTTTCGATGAAATTATCCATTGCGATTGAATTAACAAGTATTCGTCCGCTGTTTATTGCGCCGTCTACAAAAGAATCTGCGGGTACAACGCGAATATTTTTATAAGTTATCGTTCCTTTGCCGTTGGAATAATCTGCTCGGCAACCAAGCTCATATCCTGGTTGTTCTGCCGTAAATTTCACCTTAAAATGTTTTGTTCCACTGTTAGAACTAAGCATTAAAGAAGTAAGATTGCCGATTTTTGATGCCATCGGGTTTCCGTAATTCCAAGACCAATTTGAGCCATTATAAACAGAGCCCTGCGCCCACATTCCAAAATTGCTTGCAGCATCAGTTGTGAACCCACTCCAAACAATATCCATATCAATGTAATATTCCTTGTCAACAACAAAACCTGTGATCGTTCGTTCCATACATGAATTTTCAACAGACGCAGTTGGTGTATATCCTTCGCTCATAAATGTGTTCAGCATAGCGCCGTTTGTCTCTACAAAACTTCCCGCATTCACAACTCCACTTTTATTCACTCCCACACTCATGTTTCAATCAGCTCTCCCTTCGTCATCATCGTTCCGTTACTTGTAATTGAAACCGGTGTGTTGTATAGCGCAGCAACATCAGCATCGGATAAGGCTGTGGCGTACATACGAAAATCGGATAGTGCATAATCAGATTCAGTATACCACGCATTACCAATAAAGATTTGTCCATGCGCCTTGGCGTACTCAGTACCAATTCTATCGTTTGTTATCGTTTTTATTAGTTCTCCGTTTACAAAATATTTTGCTGTATGAGTAACCAAATCCCATGCTATTGTGTACATGTTCCACTTTTTCAAGCCATAATCGACAGTCACAACATTACTGCAGCAATCCATGGAAAGACCAGGATTTCCAGTCGTACCCAAAATGATAAAATCCGCCTTGTTTCCTGTCCAATTATAGCCATCCGCGAAAGATAAATAATTTCTCCATGTACTTGTTGCAGAATAACGGTTTATCCATAAGTTTACCGTTCCACACGTCATATCCTCAAAAGCAAAGTTAGGCATACTAATATTTGGGGTGCCGGAATTTGCAAAATAATAGGAAGCCTGATATCGCGGCGTGTCTTTTGTACAAGATATAAATTCACTGCTATTTGATTTGCCATGGTTTCCAAACCCGCTTGTATCATACACCGTGTTATCCGCCCAGCTGCCATTGCTTCCACTTGCCGCCGTACTGCATTCGCTTACACAAACGTCTTTCAAGTCAAAATCGCATGTATAAACTTTGTCTTTAGTTGCAAGGCTTTCGGAATAAAATTCAACCAGCGGTTTCGTATCATACTCTGTGCCGGATCTTGTGTACTTTGCGTCCAGCTTGATCTGGATGTGGTATTCATGCCACTGGTTGTCCGCCACCGTGATCGTCTTCATGCTCGTAACCCAGTCATTACTGATGTGTGCCGCTCTAAAGCTAATGTTAAAGTTCTTGCTGTGGCACCGCACCTTGCAACTGTAATCATATGTCTTGCCAGCAGTAAAACTAAAAGTAGGGAAGTAAAAATTAGGCCAGGTATTATTGCCGGTTCCTGTATAACTCAGCTTGTAATTATACCCGCGTTCATTTGCCAGCTTGGTCACAGTATAGCTACTACCGCTCGGCTTCCCCTCAAAATTATCTCCACTATATTTGTTAATACTCCCTGTTGCATACGGGTCGTTCAACGGGTAATGGCAGCACAACCCCAGGGAGATTTCGTGGACTTCTTTCGGAGAAAGCGTATTGTCATAGATGCGGACATCAGCCAAATAGTGATACTGGCTATCGTGGATAAGTGCAGTCGCATATGCAAAGCTAGAACTGTTTGATACACCGGAGTTTGTATATTCAAGTTTTCCATTTATGTAAATTTTGAAAACAGGATTGTCATACACTACTGCAATATGTGTCCATTTTTTGGACGGCAAGACACCTTGTAAAGCCATACCAACATATGTTGCGTTCGCTGTATCATTCATCCAGCTAAGGTGTAAGTCATTACACGTAGGATACTGAAAAATACTGAATTTTCTATTATTCCCTGCGCCCATTGCCTCATTTCCAAAAATCATGGCTTTATTGTCACTTCCGGTATCTGCATTCACATAAAACCAACAGCAATAACTAAACGCCTTATTATTTAACACACGGCCAGTCATATCGGCTGTCATTGTAACGCCGCCTTCATGTAATGCCTTGCCAATAATTCCGTTCACATAAGACGGTGTGCCTGTAATACTGATTTCATCTCCGGCAATACCACAATTTTCGATCTTGCCATTCAGCGGCAGCCAAACCTGCAATGCCATAACCACCGCCTCCTTAACTAAACGTAAAATTCACACACTTGTTTGTTGCATCGTATCGCAGTGTGCATCCATCGCCAATCATAACCTCATTGGCGCTCATGCGTCCGGCAACACCAACACCGCCGCTTACCTTCACAGCACCAGTACTTTTATTCGTAGACGCAGTTGTATTTGTAAACGCAGTCACACCCGTCACAGTTCCGCCCGTCAGTGGTAGGTATGGATGGCTGTGCGTATCAGCTTTGGTTTTCAGCTTCGCGTCAATCTCGCTCTCTGTATAGTACCGATCGTCATGTGTATGATTCGATGCAGCATAGCTGCCCTTTGGCTGATAAATAGCGTCACCCTTGCCCTTGATGTAACTCCATAATGCTTTTACTGGTCGCCGGTAGTATGTGGTTGAAGTAGTTCCACCTCCCGCATACTGAGATACATAATAGTCATCATCTTGCGGAGTGGAATCGCCAATAGAGAGATTGTTAATAAGTACGCTTGCGTCGTGGGTATGCCCGGCAGTAGCAAATTGACCCTTGTTTACAGCACGAAGTTCATACCCATTCCAGCCAGCAAGCCAAGTGTAATCTGTATAACTCATGCCGGCTTTTGAATAAGCAAATGTTGTATCTGAAGACTTATTGCCTATGTCTTTTATACTATTATGGGTATGTCCCATAGCAGCTTTCCCATCCACCAGGGTTTTTAGCGCCTTGCCCTGCGCTGCGCTCAAACTGTCAGTCGTACTGTCGCTGGTCAAATTGTTTTGGATGCCGCGCCAAGTGTCGGTGTCTGTCAGCTTGTCCTGCACCCATCCGCTCCAGGTCCCGTTTACACAATGGCGGCGGTAAGCGGCACTGTCGCTGTAAACAATCTGGGTATAATAATTTCCACTTGCCTGGTGAATTACAATCAAGCCAAAATTGTCTACGTTACTTGGTTTATTTGTCACGTTGTTGCCGCCGCCAGAACTGTAAAATCCTGGCGTCACCACATCGTTTAAGTTCTCGTTTGTCAACACAATCATGGCGGCTTTGCTCTCATTCAGGATCTTACCCTGGTTTGCCGCAAGGCTCTGGTCGGTCGCGCTGTTGGTCAAGCTGTTCACAACCGGCCGCCATGTGTTTGTGTCCTGTTTGGGTGGGGTGTATCCCAGTGCATTCGTTACATTGGCCGCCGTCACACTAAGCACGCCGCTGTTGTTTGTAATGTTCGCTCCGGTTTTCACGCCGCCCAACACATTGCTGGTCGCCGTGGGCAGGCTGTATTTGTTCGCCCCCTCGGCAATCCCATCCAATTTTTTCTTATCGGCTGCGCTCATAAAGCCAGCCGCGCTCTGTGTAGCTCCCCCGTGCCCGTGGCTAATGGGCGCAAAAATGGTTTTCAGCTTGCCAAAAAAGTAGCTCAACCCCGCGTTACTCAAATATCCCACTTTACCACACCTCCTCTTGGTTTAGTTTTTAAGATGCCAAAATGGTATCAATTTCAGTGTTCTGGATCGCATCAATGGTAAACACCTGGCCCAGTCCATCCCACTTCTCGCCATTCCAGGCATAGTTCATGCCATTGCCAACGTCGTATACATCACCAATGGTCTGGCCGCTGGTCGGCAGCTTGTCATAGCTTGCCACACTGCCTTTGTAACGGTACATAGCGGTAATGTCGCTCTTCAGGGCATAGGTGCTTGCCGCGCCAAAAGCATCCAGTTTCTTCTTGTCGGCAGTGCTCATCAGGCCATGGGCGCCCTGGGTGGCATCATTGTAGGTGGTGTTGGTGCTGGGGATACCCAATGCCGTAATATCGCCCTTGGCAACCGCAGTCACAGCGCTTACATGTCCGGTCGCATCCACAGTAATTTTGTACAGGCCGCTGTTCTGTGCGGTATAGCTGGGGTGAACATACTTGTTGGCACCGGCAGCAATGCCGTCCAGCTTTGTTTTATCTGCGGCAGTCATCAAACCGTGTGCGCTCTGGGTTGCATCGTTGTAAGTGGTATTGGTTGGGGTTGCCCAGGTGCCATCACCGCGCAGATACAATCCCTGCTGCCCTTTGGCAGGTGCGTTCACCAGGCCGGAACTACCAGCTGCATCAGCAGTCGCACCCTTAAAGTTGGTATAGGTGGTATCTTTGTCGGCAACCCACTTGGCCGTACCATCGGCACTCCAGCCCAGGATCATGCCGTCAGAACCACCTACCGGAATGTGCTTGTTGCCGCTTGTGGCGGGGTGTACATATTTGTTTGCACCGTCCGCAACACCATCCAGCTTCTTCTTATCGGCGGCACTCATCAGGCCGGCGCTCGTGGTGCTTGCAGCTCCATAGGTGGTGTTCGGCGGGGTCGTCCAAGCACCGGTCGAATCCAGCCAGCGCTGCGCACCCTTCGTCGGGCTGGGCACCAGTCCGCTCTTGCCATCCGCATCAACCGTTGCGCCGCTCATCACGCTGTAGGTGGTATCCTTTTCGTTTACCCACTTAGCGGTGCCGTCCGCGCTCCAACCCAAAATCTGGTTGGCACTGCCGCCTGCAGGGATATGCTTATTCCCGCTGGTTGTCGGGTGGATGTAATTCATCAGCCCGGCCAGTTTGGTCTTTTCTGCCGTGGTGTAATCATTGGTCGAAAGCCCCTTGCCATCAACCTTGTCTACCTTGCCCGCCAGCAAAGCTTTAATCTTCTGACAAAAATAAAGCAGACCGTCATAACTCAAAAATTTCATATTATCCCCTCCTATTCGTCTTTGAATAAATTATCAATTTGGCTGTTGGTAATCTCGTCAATCACAGCTTCCGGGCTTGGGGTGTTGATAATCAGTCTCCCATCTGCATCCGCCGTCACGCTCGTAATGCCGGTGCCGCGCACCTTTACCGTACCTTTTGCCACATCACCATGTTTCAGCTCCAAATTGACTTCTGTGGCATCAGCCTTGCTGGCCCCAATTGTAAAATCAGTATCATTCAGCATTACCCAACCAGAGTTATAAATATATAAATCTCCGGGCGGCAGGTAATAAATCTTCCCGGCCAGCGGGGCCAATGGCAGCTCACTCACCCGTTCCAGATCGCTTCCAATCCGAACTCGCCCGCCGGCTGTGTCCCGGTAAGTGTTTCCCGTATCCAAGCAGCATACCAGCTGTCCATCCACAATAGGAGTTTTATCCAGCTGCGACTGTTGGATCTCGCATAAAGAAAGTTTTGACATCGTAAAACTCCTTTTTGTAACAATAAAAAAACCGCCTACCTGCGTACAGATAAGCGGTTTCGATTCAGTATTTAATTTGACAAATTTTGCATTGACAGTATAATAATAGCAGAACTAAGGCACCAACGTTTATTCCTTTTTGCCATATCTTCCTCATAGACGTAATAGGCGGTCAAACCTCCCATCTGCCGCAAGGCATTGTGGAGCGCCCTTACTTTGCCTTCCGGTAAATTTATTTTTGCCAGGAGGTGATGCTTATGCCGGATCTATCCTTTGTTGATACCATCGTCATTATTGGCGTTGTGTTCACTGGGGTACAAACTGTCGTAGCAGTTATCACGTTTTTTCGTGGTAATAAAAAGTAAAACCGCCCTGTCGCCCACAGAACGGTTTTTGCTATGATGGTTTAACTGTCATACATAAACTATAAACTGAGGTAGACCGTCTATGTCGGTGCCTTAGTTCTACTATTATTATATATTCAACATCGTTGTTTGTCAATACAATATAAAACCTTCGCTGCACAGTGCATGTTCTCCTTATTTCGCAAAACACTGGCTCCACAGCGAAGGCTATTTTTTATGTCAATTTGAAATAACTAACCGCTTGGCCGTCTCAGCCAATGGTCTTCCAGGTAATAGCGCCCTCAACAACCTTCACACGGGTATCCATGGCAGTGTTCAGGCCGTCAGCATACTCCTTGGCGGCATCACGGGCAGCATCAGCCTTGGTGGTTGCGTCAGCAGCGGCAGCAGCAATGGCCTCGCTCTTGGCGGCAGCCAGCTGTTCAGTGCCCACCTTGGCATCCCAGGCGGCCTTCTGTTCCTTGGTCACATGGATGTCGGCATTCGCAGTGTGTGTATCCAGGGCGGTCTGCACAGCCTTGATCTTTTTGTCAGCTTCAGCCTTGGTATAAGCATCGGGCACAGCAACATACAGGCCGTCTTCCTCCAGGGTAATGGAGTTGTCAGCCTTGGCGCTCACCTTCACCTTCACGCTGATCTTATTGTCGGTAGAAACAGTAACCTCAGCGGTGGAAGTTGCCAGACCGGTGTAAACATCAATCAGGCTGCCAACCGGGATTTTGATCACATCGCCGCTGGTAATGGTCAGCTCAATGTTTTTGTCCTTGGCATTATAGGTGCCGCTGGTCACAACCAGATCCTTGCCCAGCGCAATGGTCAGTTCGTCGCCGCCAAATACCGGTAGCTTGATGGTGCGGGTGCTTGCGTCATAAGTCGGTGCATGCACAACGCCAGTCAGGGTGGTAGCAACGGGGTCGCCGCCCTTGGCAACACTCAGCACGCCATCATTGTAGGTAACATCGGTAACAAACACACCCTTGCTGCCAACAACGCCCTCAATCTTGGCATCAACGTAGTCGGCAACAGCCTTGGTGGTCGGCACATTGTCATCGCTGGCGTCGGCAGCCGGGATCTCAGTCACGGTGGCCTTGTTCAGCTGGATATAGCTGGTGCCATTGAACACATGCAGGGTAAAGTCGCTGGTGCGCACATAAACAACGCCCTGCACCTGGCCGGAACCAGGCAGGGTGCTCACCAGCTTGCAGCTCTTGGTGTATTCAACTGCACCCTTAAAAATCTGCAAAGTGTCAGTCAAAAAATACAGGGTGTCGTTGTCCTTTGCCTCCAGGGCTTCAAAGTTAGCTTTGGTGCCATAATTAAATTTTACTTCTGCCATAATTATCTCTCCTTAAATTTCATGTTGTTTTTGTCGGTTAAAATTCCTGCCAAACAAATCCAGTGCTTGCAGTGCTGAACGGCTCAACAGCAAACTTCCCGGTGTCCAACAGCTGTACAATCCACGGCTCGTACTTGCCCTCGGTGTTTTTAATCATTACGGTCTGTCCGGCATAAGTGTCGCTGCTGTTGTTCAGCTGCTCATTGGCTTGCCCGTTGCTGTCAAAAACACGGGTACGGGGGCGGATCGCCTGTTTGCTCTTATCGTCACGGATGTAATAAAACTCCGATGTGTCCTTGGTAATAACCAGGTCCTTCTCGTCAATAATTCCATTCGTAATTGCTGTATCCAGATTTTCCGCGTTACCATAGCCCAACTTGCTTGTGGTTGCCATTCTCCCAACTCCTTTCTCCATTTGTCGCTATATAGAAAAAACGCAGGCGGCCAAGCCTTAAAACTCAACCACCCGCATATTTCCATCAGTTGTACCATCACCGCCGCCGCCGGTACCGCCGCTGCTCTTGATCTCTACCGCATTGCCAATCGGGCTTCCGTTGGCGGTCAGCTGCAGCATGTCATTCTTGTAGCTCAGGTTGTCGGCCTTGCTGTTCATCATGATGTTGTTCTTATCAATCATGGCCTTCAGCATGGCCTGCATCGCAATAATCCGCTGGTCCAAAGCATTCAGTGCTTCGTCCGGGATCGTGGCCGCCCAGTCGTAAACATCAACAATTTTAATTTCGCCCGGTCCAACCTTGCGGATGTACTGGGTGGTCCTGCCTTCAGCATCCATCTCAATGTTGCCAAATGTCAGCTGGAACTCAATCACACCGGCCTCACTGGTCAGCGCTGTGTCAAAGGGCAGCTTATATTCCAGTTTGTTTTTATACAGCTCGTCACTCAGCGTCAAAAACTCGGTGCGGTATTTCTTGCTCACCGGCAACCGGTATTCCAGCATCACTACATAGTCGCGCATGTCTTTGCCCTTATATTCCGGGTCAGCCAAAAAATGCAAGGTGTCTACCAGCTTGCTCTGCTGCATCACGCGCTCCACCACACTGGCGGTCAGGGTATTGTCCTCGTTAATCAGGATCGTGTACATTGCTCGTCTCCTTTCCGCCCACAATGTAGTCAAACTCATTGCGGCTGATTTTGCCCTTGTGCCACAGCGCATTTAGGGTCGCTTCTTTTAATCGGCGGTCCAAATATAACCGCCGCAAACTCTCCACAAAGTCACTCATAGCACACCTCCTTCAATCAGGCTCAGGGTATAAGCATCAATAATAGCCTCAGGGGTTTTGGCCCCCAAGGCTTTCAGCTTGTCATATTCGTAAACACTGATCTCCTCTAGCTGCACGGTGTCGTATCCTGCCGCCGGAATGTTATAGTATCCGTCCACATGCCAGATGTAGCGCCCATCACTGCTCACAATCCCTTCGGCATCATCTGCCGTGCAGTTCACCATAATCCCGTGTTTCGCCTGGTATTTCACAAAACTCAGGTGGTCAAGGGTATCAATCACCTGGCCGTTATATATCACCTTGTAATACATTTCGTCCCTCAACCTCCTTTATACGCTGAACATCACGCGCACGCCATGCTGCTCGGTCGGGGTAACATAGCTGTAAATCTGGCCGTCTGCCGCAACCTGCAAAAAGTAATCTGCATACTGAACATTCGGGCTGCGTGTCCAATAAGTGGTGGCCGCGCCATCATCGTCATAGCAGATCCGGCTCTGATTATCTGTCATGTAACTGATCGTTGTACCTTCATAAATATACGGCTCACTGTTCATGCTGGGGTTCAGCTCATATGCAGCCGGTATAAAGAAGTAACAATCCGCCGTCACAATTTCCTTGGATGTTCCGCCCGCGCTGGATGTCACTTTTACTTGCTGGATCAACTGCTGCCATCCAATCGGCAAGGCATTCGGCAGCCGCTTGTCCAGGTAGGTGCGCAGCGTTGCTGCGGGCCAACCGCCATTGTTGTAATAGCTGCTGGTAATCGGCATCTTGCGAGCCAACGTATTTTTCGCCAAAAACGTCATTGCGCAGCGCTTGTTTGTGTTATCGCTTAAATAAAACTGCTTAAATCCGCACATCTCATATTCGCGGGTTTCATGCGGCCATGCAGCCAGCTTCCGGCAGGCATTGTCGCCCAGGTCTGCATACCAAACTTTCGCCCAGTACACATCACCCTTGGCAAACCGTTCATATTCCCCGTCATCTGCCTTGGCGCAACCAAACACCAGCGTTGCATTGGTCTGTGTAATTCGTCCCCGGTTAATCTCGGTGTAAACAATATCGTCACCGTAAATGTTGGCCGTATACACATGCAGGTTGTTTTCGCCCTTCTTGTGGCGCATTACCACCATGTCACGGGTTCCAACTGTGGCAGCTGTTGCACTTTCGGTGCCCCAACTGATCTTGGCTCCATTATTGTTCCAAATGCGGATGCCGTTCATGCCGTTGGTTTCAAAACACTGCATCAGCACAGCATTGGCCGTATCGGTTGTGGTCATCCGGTAATCTACCGCCAGCACCCAGTCCCGGTCTTCCTTCAACAGCTGCACACCGGTATCCACATAGTTGGTGCCATCAAAGGTCTTTTTCTCGTTGATCAAAACTTTCTCTTCAATGTCAGAGTAGCTAAAGTCGTTGCCCATCGTAATGGTCACAGCGTCCTTGGGGCTAACCACCTTATTCTCCATACCAACCTTTTTCATTGCGTAAATCTCAACCGGGCGCAAACTGCCAATCTCTTTGCCGTCAAAATAGCCAGAGGTATATTCGCAGCTGTCATATACCGCATTGATGTCCTTGTCTCCGTTCACATATCCGCCCTTATCCCAATGGTCAAACAGGTAGAACTTATAGGCACCTTCCTCCGCCGTGTAGGTCGGGGTATCGCCTTCGTACAACACCATGCTGCCATAGGGGGCAACTGTTTTCTGCTTTTCCGTACCATTGTTCAGGTAGCGCACAGTATACTTCCGCACACTCTCGGTATATTTGGCCGTTACGGTCTGGTTGGTAAATACTGTAACAAACTCTGTGTCCCATCCAGCATAGGTAAAGTCAGTGCTCACCGTGCTCTTCTTGGTCGGCTTCGGGATCGGCTTCTCCGCACGGGTCACAGGGTCAACAGCCTTACCACCCTTGTCAATGTACTGCACATCCAAAACTGTGCGCTCGTCATCATCATTCACAAAGGTCCAGGTAAACTGTTCCACCAGCGTGTTGTAGCTGATCTTCAAATCCGGCCACTGTGCATTAAACTCTGCCAGTTTCTTTTCACGCATAATGGGCACATGTACCTTGCCCTCCAGTACAGAGTGCTCGGTGTTATAGCCGTTCTCATCCAGGCCAGTCATCGTGTACAGCCGGTCAAGCAGCGCTGTATCCTCGCATTCCCAATCAAGGCCAGTCAGGCGCACGCGGTTCAAACCTGTGCATTTTTCCAACATAGCTTTCAGGTCAATGGTCGGGCAGCTTTCCACAACCAATGTGGTCAGGTTCTCATAGCCGTCAATCTTCAAATCGGTCAGGTGATTCAGGCTCTGTGCCGTCAGGCTTGCAATCGCAGGCAGTTCAGCCTTTTCAATCTTGCCACCCTTGGCAAACGCCACACCGGTAATACCGCTGCCGCCGGCATAAAAATCGATCAGGTTTACACATCCCGCCAAGCTGATGGATTTCTTCAGGTTTGGCACATTCTGCAAATTCAGGTGTTCCAGCAGCGTATTGTTGCCAACCGCAAAGTCGGTCATATTTGTGTTGCGGTAGCCTTCGGTACCGTTGCCAACCTTCAAGTCGGTCAATTTCGCACCATGGCTAAAATCAACATACCCAGGGTAAAACCCACTAATGTCGCCAATGCTCTGTATCAGGCTGGCATTGTAAACATAAACCTCGGTATCGTTCATGGCTGCAATCGGGCACTCAATCGTGTAGGTCTGGCCGCGCTTACCACGCATTTTTACCGGGTTGGAGCCATACAAAACACTTACATAGGTATCTGCATACGGGCGAATATGGAACGTACCGTCCGGCTGCACACCTGTCCAGTTGGTCGGGGTATAGCCACGGATCGTCATATCATCAGCCGTGCAGGTCGTACCGCTGTACTTGCTCGCAATATACTTTTCCTGGTACTTCTGGTACTGACGGCGCTGGTGGCGCTTGTTGCCGTGCATCATCGGCAGGTAATTGGTCGTTCCATTGTCTTCATAGGTGCGGAAATATTTGCGCCGCATGTCCATGATCCAAAGCTTTTCGGGCTTCACATCCTGGTACGCCTCAATCTTGCGCAAAATACGGTTTGCACTCCAGGCTAAAGCGCTCTCACGGTTCAGGTACATTTTCTGCAAATCGTCAGCAAAAAGATCTCGTACCTTGCACCACAGCTTGCTGTCTGCCGCATTAAACACGCTCTTGGTGCCAATGGTGTCGATGTCCTCATAGCCGTAAGTCAGTGTCAATCCGCCCTCGTTGTCGTTACCTTGGCAGGTATCGTTATCATAATCCATGCAAAAATCCCAATGGATCAGATCTTCTGTGTGGGGGAACACATTCTTGGCGCGGTTATCCACCATTGTGTGGCGCTCAGTGAACAGATAATAGAACAGCACACTGTCCTTAATAAAGTGGTCCTCAAAGTGGGCCTTAAACTCTTCGTCATCTGCATTTACTACCCAGGTCAGCAAGCTCTGCCAGGCATTCTTTGCCGCCTGTGTTTCTTCCTCGGTACACTTTTTGCTAATATAGCGGAACTCAAAGCTGTGGTCACCGTCCCAGGTTTCCTGGCTCAGATCATCACTCAAAAAGCGGGTCTGGGCATCGGTGTTGTTGTCGATCTCAACAATAACTTCCTTGTGGTTTTCGGGGTCCATGCCCTGGGTGTCATTGTTCTTCTTGCTGTTGCCAATATCACCGCAGGCGTAAAAATGCCACTGGCCGTCCTTAAACACCGTTGCGTTCTCCACATCCGTCTCCTGGATAAACACCACGCACGGGTAAAACGCCATCGTGTCGCGCACCTTCGGGTTCTCTTTCTTTGCCTTGCGGGTATACGGGTTAAACGTGTTGTAATCATCTGCAATGCAGGCATTGTTTGCGTTTTCAGAGCTTGCAATGTTTACCTTGATATTAAAATATTTCTCCGGGATACTGTTCTCGGTCAATGTATAGGTGCTGCCGGTGCTATCGTTGCCAAACGTAAATCCGCCGGAACAGTTAATGTCAATGTTTCGGCCGCTCTCGCCATACGCATTGGAGCTGGTACCCTGACCTTTATGGCTGCCGGTCGCGGTCCAGTTATCCTCCACAGCGCGTCCGTTCTTGTAAATCTGCTGGATGGTGGTATTAAAAACCTCATTCTTTTTGCCGGTCGTAAAGGTCGGAGCACTGATCTTGATAATGCGCAGGTCCGGGCACTTCTCGGCCAAAAGGTCAGCATCCAGTTCGCCGCTCACGTTGGTAATATCGTTGCGGTTATAGCGTTCAATCATCAGCTCGGCGTTCTTGGCATCCGCAATAAAGTTGTCCAGGATCTCATCGTCCGACAACTCCATGCCGTAGGTTTTCATGCGGTATACCTGTACATCACAGTCCGCAGAGCCAATCGTAATGCCAACCGGACTTGCTTGTGTAAAGTTGTCGCTTGCATCGTACAGTTCCACCTTGCAGGGGATACCGTCGCACCATAGCACCATCTCTTTATACTTGCTGTCCGGCAAAATATTGAACTCAAACTCCAAAAAGTCATCTTCGCAAATCGGCAGCTCAATGCGGTTCTGCTGGCTGGTCAGGGTAATCTTCTGTGCCTGTACCGTCAAACCAACGTTGCCATTTGCGCAGGTTAGTGCCGTAGCATCGTAGTCTCGCACATTGGTGGTCTTAAACACCAGCTTAAAGTTCTTACCCTTTTTTTTGGCATCGTCCGCAAACAGCTTATAATCCAACGTGGCGGTAGTTCCGGCTTTCACGCAAAAGTAAGTATCGCCGTCCTCATCAATCTGGTAGCCGCCATTGCTCCAGTCAAAGTTGTCGCTTACCGTCATCGCGGTATTGCCATCGGTCCACAGGCGGTTTTCGTCCGCATTGGTTCGGCCAGCCGGGTTAAAGTCAAACATCAGGTTGGTTTTCACCGGCTCAATGTTAATACCCAGCTCGGTAATTTTTACATTGATGGTCTTTACCGTCTCGCCACAGGTAATGGTCAGCACATGGCTGCCAATCTCGCTGCTCTTGTACGTCCAGGTCTGTTTGGTGCGTCCTACCGTCAGCTTGCTGGCAACAATGCCATCCACAGCCAGGGTCACATTGGTGTTGCTGCTGGCCGGGTCATACACGGTATAGCTGATCGCAACATTGCTGTACTGCTTGGCACTGTAATCCAGCACGGCGCAACTGATAATCGGGGTATTATTGCCCTCTTCCACCCACATAATATCGTGGCGCAGAGTGTTGCTTGTCACCTGTTTGCCATTGATCTCCGCTGTCATGCTCACTTCCAGCAGGTGACTGCCGTGCTTCTGGGCGGGCAAATTGTAGGTCATCTGGCGGCCTGTCACTGCAGTGCTTGTTCCGCCAATCGCTTTGCCATCCAACTTAAAGCTGATGTTTTTGGCAATATTGCCATACGGAGTAAACCGGTAAGTTACTTCGCCGGAATAAAAAAGAGAGTCATCAAAAATGCTCTCCAAATAAAACTCAACAACATTAACCGACCAGTTCTTGCTGCCCACACTGCCCATGCTGTCCGTAACCTGCAGCCGCACGGTGTTGTCACCGCTGTGCAAGTATTGCGTCACATCAAAGGTGTTCTTGCCCTGGGTAATGGTCGTGGTTGCCACCTTGGTGTTGCCCACATACCAGTTGCCAGTTGCATTGCCGGTGTCATCGCCAGCATTGTCCACACTCGTAAACTTAAAGCTGATCAATGCACTGTCACCCTGAACTACCGTCAGGCTGCTGTCACCAATTCGTTCAATGGTAATGGTGCTGGTTGCTTCACCACCACCACCGCCACCACCTTTAATGGTAACAACAGTCTTGGTTGTGCCGTCTTCCAACAGGCTCAAATGACCGTCATCACTGGTGTAGGTAATGTCGTACTCATGGCCGTTGCTGGGCTTAATATCTTTGATCTTTTCCTGGATCTCTGCAATGTCGCTGTTGGCTGTATCCACACTGCTCTGCAAGGCTGTCACGGTATTCTTGGTCACAGTCAAATCATTGGTAAATCCATCCAGAGCAGTTTTGTCCGCCTTATCAGCCAGCAGTTTGTTGGTTGCTTCCTTATTATAATAATCACTCTGCAAGGTGTTCGGCAGGTCGCCCACACTATCCTGCAAAGCTTTCACGGCTTCGTTATTGCTGGTCTTATATTCATCCAGTGCTGTGCTTACCGGGTTTACCGCTGCGCTGATCTTAGCATCCACCGTCTTGCCATATGCGGTCGTCCACTCTGCGCTGGGGTCGGTGCTCAAGGTTACAGTTTTAATCACTGCATCGCCGTTATAAAATGTTAAAGCACGGGTGCCCGCATCATACGCACAGTTAAAAGCCGCCAATCCGTCGATCCCGGAAATCTTGCCTTCCAACAGTGTAACAAAGCCGTCCACTTCTTCCTTGTTATAATACTTTGCAAGCTCCGTGGTCAGCTCAGTTTTCTTGGTGTAGTTGGTGTCAAGGTCATTCTGCAGCTCCTGTTTAATTCCTGCTGCCGCATTCTGGATCTTATTATCCACACCCGCCGCAGCGTTGGCTGCATCCTGGGCGCTGGCCTGTGCGGCACTGGCATAGCTGGAAGCCTGGCCAACCTTCTCGTCCATCAGGGCAACAAAGCTTGTGTACCAGTCTTTGTCCGGTTCCACCATCTTGGTGCCACTCAAAGCCTCCAAGATATTCAGCTCGCCGTCTGGTCGTGTGCGCCACATATAGGTCTCGCTGCGTTCATTCACACCGGTTGCAGTGATCTCAAAGCGCACTGTCCCCTTTTTGCTTGTCACATTATTTGTAACCAGCCAATAGAACCGGATCGTATCCTCGTTGTAGGTAACATTGATCGGCGTGGCATATGCTTCCTGCCCGTCCACATTCAGGTAATGCACCTGTAACATCATCTGCATCAAATCAATGCCGTCATATCGCCGCGGCATCTTAAACGGGATCACCTGGCTGTTGGTTTCCTGGGTAATGTTGATCTGGCTCTCGTCCATCACAACATTTTTCATATCGTCAATGGTCGAAAACGCATCATCGTTATATTGGCTGTACCACAGGTATTTTTCACTACGGGTGTAGCCGCCGTCATCATTGGCCTGCGCCTGTGGCATATCAACCACCGCGGCCATGGGGGCAGCCTCAGCCTGCAATGCCACAGGCTCTGCTTTGGCTGCCATCTCAGCCGCCATCCGTTTCGATTCTTCAAAACTTAATGCCATGTTTTCCTCCTCCCCTTTCTATTTTTCAAACAAACAATACAATATGGGCGTGGCACTTATCGCCATCGCTGTTCAGCTTCACGCGCCATTGGGTGTACACTGTGGATGTGTTCAAAGCCTGCTGCTTGTATACAGCCTGCAGTCCGCTTCCGCTGTCCCACACATCCGTCCAGTTGCTGCCGTCGTTGCTGGCCTGTACCCACACTCGGTTAAGTCTGTTTTCTGTTCCGGTCTTACTCACACTGACCACAACCCATGCGTGCTGGCAACCGCCAGTCGTCACCACGTTGCTGTAATGGTCGCCGTTGGTTGTATCCTTATCAATCGTTGCAATTCGGCCTCCGGCTTTACCAGTCAGGTCGGCAATGCTTTCGCCGTTCACAATTTTATCTTCTGTGCAGCCAATCCCTTTGCGGAAATCGGCCAGGTTCACGCGCACTTCCGGTGCCCAAAAATTACCGTCACTTTTGTATGCACCCTCGTCAATATTACGCAGCGCAAAATACTCGCTGTCGGTTCCAAAACCCATGTCATGGGCAAAGCCATAGCTGCGCCTGGTCAGGGTACCCTGCGTACAGTTGCCATTCTTATCAATAAACTTCTTGTCGCTGGCCACATCATTGGCGGTTGCCGCATTGGTGGTATCATCTTCCAACAGGGCTTTGGCCGCCGTGCTTGCGGTTCCCCACAGCCACATCACGTTATCGTAATAGCAGCCACTGTAAATATCGTTGGTTTTCTGGTTATCTGTGGCTACACACAGCCGGGTCACACCGTCCTTTTTCTGCACGGTCATCTTGGTGCTCTCGCGCTCGCCGCCCTGCAGCTGGGTCGTGGCAGAATAAGTCTTGATAGATCCTTTCACCAATTTGCCATCTACCCAGGCAGTTTTTCCTTCCAGGATAGATTTTTCATCCGCAGTGCCCGGCGTATTGCTATCCAGCCCGCTTGCGCTGATCGCACCACCACTATAATAGCCGGCCTTGATCTGGTAGCTCTCGCCGTTGGCCAACTCTGCCGTTACATTGCCGTAATTCTGCATGGTGCCGGTTTTCAGGGTTTTGTTCTTGCTGTAAAATGTCTGTCCTGCCAGCACCTGGTCCGGTAAAGCAGTCGTGGCAGCCAGCTTGGAAGCCCCAATGCCGCTGCCGTTAGTAAAATTTACAATGTTTCTCCTCGTATCGTACTGAAAAATCACCCACTGCCCAGCACCAATTGCACCGTCACCCAGTTTCTCTGTGCCGCAGTAGGCGTTGCTGGTCATGTCTTTGCCATTGATCACCAGTCTGTGCCCGTCACTGAACGCCGTGGTAAAATATGCTTTGCCGTTGGCTGCGTTGCTGTAACTGCTGCCGTTCTTGCATGTCAGGGTATGGGTCCCGCCGCTGTAACTGTAGCTGTATTCATGGATCATCATGTCGGGGTCAAACTTGCCATCAATGATGTAATTCACCGCTCCGGCATAATGCTGTTCCAGTGCAGTAATCGCATGTTTCACATGGTTAATGTCCGCCGCTTTAATAATGTATTTGCGCAGGCCGCTGTTCTGGTTCAGGTAATTGCTGGCTTCGGTATACTTGCCGTCTGCCAGGTACTTAGTGTACTGGGCTGCCGCTGCGGCATGGCCACTGTCCAGGTCGGCATTGTCTTCAAACGTATCAATACCTTCCGGGAACTTTGTATAGGTATCTGCCATTGCTTATCACTCTCCTGTCTCATCTTTTACAGGGTACGGGTAATACGGGTAAAACCTCATCAGCGTCACATCCATCGTTCCCTGCCCCAAGCTCTTATCAATCTTTTTAATAATAAATTGCACGGCTGTCTTGCCGCCCATGTAACGCGGGCAGTATTCAACCTTGGTGTTCACATCCAACCACGGCACCAGCAGCATCTTCACCGTAATGCTATCGGTCAATCGCGCCCGCTTCCATAGCTCGTATTCGGCCACATCCAAAATGCCGTCATCTGTGGTGTAATTGTCGTACTCACCGCCGCTCAAAACCACATTGCGCCGTCCAATTCGTTCAATGCTGAACGGGCTGTTCAAAAACTGGTCGTCCTCCTCATACCCTTCAATATCCGGGTTGGCGGTACTCACAACTTCCAAATTCTGGCAGTTCTCGGTTTCTTTCAGCTTGTCCAGCTCTTCCTCGCTCGGTTTTGTATCTTTCAGCATCACCATGGCGTGCGGCTGTACCTGCCCATAAAAATAAAAGCGCCCTTTGCCGCCATTCTCATTCGGGGAATAATCGGCATCGTAGCGCACCACATATTGTACTTTTGGTCTCATGCAGTCCTGCTTGGCCTTTTTGTTGTTGCCGGCTTCATCTGTGCTGATGGTATACAGGCTCAAAACATCGGTCACAACCGCATTGCTGCTCTCTGTTGCTTTGGCGCTGATCTTCATCTGGTACCCTTTGTCGGCATCGTACAGGTCGGCCACATTGTCCGGCGGCGTAAACAAAATCAGTTTCTTACCGCTCAATGCCAACCCAACCACGTTTAATGTTATGGTTTTCTTTGTCGTGTCCACCACCAGGTCTGTACAGCTCACATCCGGGCTTGCCGCAGCGCCAAACACCTCTACGCAGTTTCGCACCTCGCTGTAATCCACCGTTGCGTCTTCGCTGATGATCAAATCATTGAACACATCGGCATTCAGCACCAGCGGGTCATCCTCACAGCTTGGGATCTGCTGGCATTTGAACACATCATCCTCAAAAAATATTTCAAACGGGTAATACAAATCCCGCAACTGTGTCAAAATTGTCCACACACTGGTCGCCGCATCAAACTCCTGGTCATAAGGGATCGTTCGGTTCCAATATTCTACAAATACTTTGTTGATCCCCACTTCCTGTAATAGCTCCACCATCGCCCTGCGGATTCCGCCCCCGGCCTTAAACACGGTTTTAATACCTGTCAGCTGTCCGGCCAACGTGTCATTCAGCATTGCCGTCAGGTCCATGCAGTTAATGGTCAGGCTCCGGGTCTGCGTGTCATAGTTGTATCCGTTCTGGCTGAACACATATACCCCCTGGCTGTACCAGATAATATCGTCCAGCATCGGGGTCTTCACACCAATGTAAATCCAAACGTACTTGTTCATCCACTCGCTCTCGCTGTACTGGCTGATCGCATGTTTTTCGTCCAGCACAATGGTCGAAGTGTACGTTCGCCGGATGTCCGCATCTGCATCTACGGAAATTCTTCCCTCGGTCGTAATGCCCTGCAAACTGTCAATCGTCTTCATCCGGTCATTCAGCAGGTCAATGCGGGTGTACAGCTCAATGTTATGGGAGTATAAGGTTCGTATGTCTTCTGTGCTTGGCACATACATCGCGCATCAACTCCCTTCAATATCTTCTGCAATAAACCCGTTGCGGTACAAATCGGTGCTGCTCTCCAAGCTGCCAATCTCCACAAAATCAAACGCCACGGCAACCTTGTCATAATGATCACTGTAGCTGATACTCGGCTGGTTAATAATGTTTGCCATCCAGCTGCGCCCGTCAAACAGCTTCAAGATCTTCGGCTTCTTGTTGGTACACCAGTCCACAAATTGCTTGCGGTACCGGGCACCGCCATCCCCGTCATAATCATCCGTGTCAAAACTGTATTTCAGCACAGTGGCCGTAAAATTGCCCTGCTCATAGTTCAGGTCGCTGCCGTAAATCACATACGGGTAACGGCTGCTCATAGTTTCCACCACACTGTTTGGCTGTGTTCTGGTCGTACTGGTCACGCTGGCATCAAATAACAGGTGGTAACTAATGTCTCCGTCCGTCAGCACTGCACCATCAAAGCTGCTCAAAATCTTGTTCGTGAACATATCCTGCTCGGCATCGTCAATAATCGGCACAAACGCATACTCATACTCGGTGTTGCGCCCATCTGCGTACCAATCAATGTGTACCCAGTTGTTCAGTTCTTTTTCCCATTCCTTCAGGGTTTCATCATTCACCGGGGTTGGCCGGTGCTTGGTCGCCAGGGTAATCCAGTTGTAGGTTCCAACCCGGCGTCGTTTTAACCGCATCTCGCTGATCTGTTCCGCCCGGTAGCGCAAGTTGCCACCCAGGGTATCACCGTTAAAAGCCGCATAAATGGCCGTCTGGGCCTGCCATCCATTGTCCAGATTGTACTTGCCGTAATCCTTGTCGGCATCGCGGCTTAACAGCAGGTCGTCATAAACACCGTTCTGCAGCTTCAGCACATTCAGCGCCTCATTATAAGGTGGGTATGGCAAAATCGCATTCTGTCCCATCAAAATATCGGCTCCCACAATCATTCCACACCCCTCCTTTACTCCCAGTGCAGCTCAAACAGGCCGCCCTGGTTTTTCAAATACACCTTAAACCATCCAGTCGGCGCACTGGTTTTTACATTGCTCTGCAAACAGTATCCACCGCAGGTCAGTTCCAGGTAATAACATGTTTTCTTTTCGTTCGTCTGGTAGTTGTAAGCATTGCTGCTGTAATCGTCCGCAATGTCGCGCCGGCACAAAAACAACTTCAAAGCATACGGATCTTCATCCATTGTCGGCATACTGATCCCGTTACTCCGTTTATTCCACAGCCCAATCAGCAGCTTGTTCCAGCGGTCGCTTCTCATGTTCAGCCCCAAGGCATAGCTGCTGTCCACCACGCTTCCTTCTTCCACATGGCTGCCTTGTACCTTAAATCCGTCTTTGAACGTCATGTCGGCCTTAACCGGGTCGGTGTCGTCCACCGTCAGGTCTACTGCCTGGTCCCCGGCCGATCCGCTTACATAGTGGTAATCATCCTTGTTGTCGTTGCGGTCCTTGCCCTCAATCGTCACAACATAAGATTTCACCCAAATGCAACCCTCTTCATAATGGTTTTCCAGCGCCACAGCCGCATAGCCATCACCGCCCACATAGCCAATCAGTAGCTCACAAAATCCAGTGTCCAGCTTCATGCCGTGCTGGGTAATGCCCTGTGCTCTGGCGTAATAAGTCGTGTCATTGCGCAGGTTGCTGATAATATACGCCTTGTCCGGCACCCGCAGCGTCTCACTGCTCTTCACCAGGCTCTTGCTGGCATCATACAGTTCAATCGTATATTCGTTCAGCTCTTCGCCCTGGGTGCTCTCGTATTGCACTGTAAACTCAAAAGCACTGTATTCAATGTTGGTTTTGTCCTTGGTGCTGATCTCTTTGAACTTAAATACCGGTGTCTCCACACAATAAAACAGCAAGATGTCGCTCCATTCGCTCCACGCACTGTCCTGGCCGCACACCCGTACCTTAATGCCAAACGCCGCGCTGCTGTTTGTAATGCTGCTGGCCTTCAAAGTAAACTCGGATCTCTGGGTACTCACCTCACCGCTCTGGTAAGTTGGGCTGCCCAGTTCCTCTGCACTCATGGCATTTGCCCAAATCTGTGCCTCCACCTTGGTAATCACACCAATGTATCGGAACCGGAATGTATAATCTTTTGTCGCATCAAATGCTGATACGGTATATAATGCTGGTTTGCTCATCCTCCCGCCACTCCCCTCCCTCTCTAAACAACAAAAAGCCGCCCCACCAATCAAGGTCAGACGGTTATTCTTATCGTTCAATCATGCTATTAGCTTATATTTATTTTACGTTTTCTTTCGGCTTATCCTCTGCTGCATCTGCCGGTGTTTCCTCGGCCTTTTCTGCCGCAGCCTTCTTAGCCGCTTCCATCTCTTCCTGTATCGCGCTCTTGCGGATATTCTGCACATCACGCAGCAAGCTCTCCAAAATCAGTTCCACTGCATACGGCGGCAGCCCAACCTGGTTCACACCGTCACAAATGTAAGTCTTCAACTGTTCACATTTCAAATTAAAATTTTCCATCATAAAATCTCCTCGTAAAAATTAAACCAAAATGCCGCCAATAAACCGCAGCCCATGCTGTTTTAACTTCACGTCTGTCACATAACCCTGCGCATTTTTTACAAGCTCAATGCCATAAACAAACGGTACGGCCTGGGTACTTGCGCCAAGGACAGTCACTTCTTTGTTGCCATCCCAACCAAGTGTTTGGCCGCCCCAGTTGGTGGTACCGTCATAGATGTAAAAGCCCGGAACGCTGTTACCGGTTTTGTACAACTGTGCGTTTCCGCGCAACTGTGTTGTTGCAAAATCAGAAATAAGCATCTCGTCAGAGCCGTTCATTTGAGCTTTCAATCTTCCTTTAACAGCGCGGAACCGAATTTCGTTTGTTTCTAAGTATGTGCTACAAAAATACGAACGTTGTTGAGTTCCATCAGTTTGTGGAGTAATAAATTCAATCCCCTGAGCACTCAAATTTGAACTTCCCCCAAAAGAAGTCGTATCACTATCTTGTGCTTTAGCGTAACAGGCAAGATGTAGCAGAGCATCAGATATTGTAGTTGGGTTTTCTGTTCCATAGCTCGTGTCTTGTCCATGAAGCTGCGCAAGTATATTGTCGCTCGATTTAACAATAATAGAATTTTTATCAAGCGTTGTAACATACTGTCCATCTGTTGTATGAATTACAGAATTGTCCAGATCAAAATAAACATTGCCATCCTTGGAGCTAATCTTGCCCGTCTTGATCAAATCAGAGTTAATCTCACCAGACTTAATATAGGTCGCATTAAAATACACATTGCCATCCTCAATAAACATGCCCTGGCTTGCTCCATTATTGGTCAACCGGTTAAAGATGTCCTCCTGTGTCAGCTTTTTATCAACCGCATCAATCACTTCGTCCTTGTTCGTGTAACTATCCTTTTTTACCCAGTCGCTGGCATTATATTTGTCACTGGCCGTGCGTGCTACCGTACAAACCAGAATGTCTTCTCCATTAAACCACAAATCGCCCGTGTCATACGGCGGCTCCGGGTGTTCCCCTTTGCTGGCATCAGCCGTAAATACCTGGCGCTTACCATCTCCAGTGTCTTGTGCCTTGCTTGCGGCTTCCAACGTATCCAGCGTTTCCTTATCTGTCACTTCTACCCAGCTGCCGGTTTTTGTTTTCTCGTCATATGTCCACTGCCAGCCTTTCTTGCTGTCGGTGTTATAAAACAAATCGCCGTTGTGCGCTTTCTTTGTGGGGTCGTCTTTCCAACTCATGGCAGGCCAGTTCTCAAGCGTTGGGTCATAGTTATAAAAATACTGTTCAACCCTGCCGTCCACCTGTTCCTGCAGCTTGTCAACTTTATTCACATAATCTTTTAAGTCTTCCTCAACCTTGTCCTGTTTCAACAGATTCCGGTCAATTTCATACGGCTTAATGTACAGCCGCTTAAAGTCATTCTGCGGGGCAATCACAGCCACGGCATCGTTCACCTGGAACAGCGCATTACTCGCAATGGTATATTCCTTGCCAAAAGCCGCCACCACATAGCCGCTGTGGTCATCCAGCACCTTCACAATCGTGCCAACAGCTGTACGGTCAAACTTGGCATTGTTAATCAGTCTCTCGCAGTAACGCTTCACCTCTTTTGCCAGGTCTTTCAGCCCCGCAATGGCATCATCCAATGTGTTCTTCGCCATAGCTTTTCCTCCAAAATAAAAAAGCCGGGCAGCCACATAGGCCACCCGGTATATCGTCATCGTACTTATCGCTTAAACCAATATTTCTTTACATCTGATTTTCCATCATAACAAAGCTCAACGTATTTAATTTTTCCTCTGGGAATCATAACAATTCGGTCATCCATTGTTGTAAGGACATTACCCTCTTTATCTAAAACATCATATCCAGATAAAAGTAATACGTTCTTTTTATCATCCATTCCAACATAAGAACCACTAAAATCGTTCTCGCAGTCTGTATAAACTACCATATTGGTTCCACGTTTGTAGTCAATAACATCTTCCCACACGCTATCGCTTGGGGACCATCTGAACAGCTTATGCAACACCTGCTTAATTTTTACGTTCCTGCGCATAATAGAAAGAACAGCAGCAATAACGCAAGCCATAACATACTGTAACTTCTTGGTTGGTACCACCTGCATAAGCAGAAAACTAATTACCACAGAATAAACCAGGTAATGTTGAGGCAACTGTTTGTCAAGCAGCCTGTTATAAATCCATAACATCAATAAACCAGGCACCACATACTGCAAAATAGCAGGAATCATGGCAACTAGCTCGTTTAAGTATTGTGTTATTTCCATCACTTATTTTCCTTTTTGTCCTCTGCTTTTTTCCAAGAGGAGCTATTTTTATTGTTATTGGCTTCCGGGTTAAAAGTAAACTCCGTGTTCGGCTTGTTTTGGCTCTCAGTTTTTGCCATCGGTACAACACTTCCCACTTTATTATAATAGGGTCATTATACCATACAAAAAGCCGGACAACAACAATCTGTCACCCGATGTAAATTGACTTAGTTATATAAGGGACCTAACCGCTGATTCCTCTCGGTTGGTTTCCCTCTGTCCTGTTTGTAATTACCGCTTGCTGAACTCCTGCGCCATAATGGAACTAATGTTCTGATGCAAAATGCGGCCAAAATTTTCAACGTCATTCACACCGTTCATCACAATGTTAATGTCGCCAATGTGTACGCCGCTGCTGCCAGCACTGGCCAACTCAGCGTTCACATTCTCCATCCGCTTCAAAATAGCACTCTCCACAAAAGCTTCCGGGTTAATTGCCGCGCTGAACAGCCGGCGGGTCAGGTTTCCCGGCACAACGCCGTCCCCAACCTCCAGGCTGGTATAGCGTCCGGCTTCCGGCTGCCGTACAACAATCTCAGGCCCAGCCTCATCAACACGCGCACGTTCAAAGGCCGCAACGTTCATAATGCCGGTTGCATGGTTAGCGCGAGTAATCTCGTTTTTCTCCCATTGCAGCTCTTTCTTCTGTTTTTCAATCTCAGCATTATCTTCGTTGTACTTCTTTTCCACTACCTTAATTTGCAACTCAAGGTCTTCAACCTCTTTGGTCTTATCCTTAATCTGCTTCAAAACATCAACATAGTGGTTCTTAAAGTCCGTCAGCACATCCATGCGCTGGCCCAGGATTTTTTCTTCCCAGTCAGCTCCAAGCCGCGCTACGGTATTGATTCGGTTCTGCTCGGTTTCGTAAGCGTCCGCAACCTCTTCCCATTTGCTCTTATACTCTTCCAGCTGGTCAATCAGCTTCTTGTTCTGCTCAATCTGATCTTCCACATAGTCCGTCTGGCGCATGTTTTCCGTGTAATCAGAGGTGATTTTATCAATCATGCTCTGGTCCATGTTCAAGATCATCTGATCGGCATTGTCGCCGTACAGCTTGCGCAAAATCTCAAGGTTTTTGGCATTAGTATAAGCATTCTGGGCATCATCCAGCTTTTCTTTGTAATCGTTGTAAGCGTCAATCTTGTCCTGGTTGGCCTGCTTTTTGTCCTCCAGCTCTTTTTCCAGGGCCTCTTTTTCTTTGGTCAGTTTATCAATGGCGTCATTGTGCTCTTTGTCGCGCAAGGCATCATTGTAATCTTCTTCGGCACTCTTAACAGCACTTTCGTCGGCTTCCCAAACAAAGCCCTTGCCCTCACGGTACACGCGCACATTCTTGGCGGCCAATGCAGCATCCAGCGCAGCTTTCTTCTGTGCCAGGCTAATAGCTTCTTCCTGTGCATCGTTGGCCTCATTCAGCTTATCAATCTCATCCTGCAGCGCATCAATCCGCGGTTGGTAACTGTCCTCCAATTCGTCATTGGCTTTCTCCAGCTCTTTAACCCGCTGCTCAATTACCCAGTTGGCACCATTGATGGCGGAATCCAGATTGTCTTTATCCTTCTCCAGCTTTTCTTTCAGGTCATCCCACTGGTGTTCCAGCCGGTCAATTTCTTTGTCAATGCGGTTGGTTACAGTCTTAATAATGCCATCCAGAACCGTTTGCTCTTTTTCCAGTTCCTTAATAACCTTTTCAATGGCCTCTTTCTGGTCTTCCAACACCTTTTTCTGTGCTTCATAGGTTTCTTTCAGCGCCTGGGCCTTCTTGTCCAATGCGTCAATCGCCGCACTTTGGGCATCAGTGGCACCTTTGTTACTGCTCTTGCCGGATTTAGGCTTGGCACCGCTAAATCCGCTAAGACCATAGCCATTCATTACGGCCAAACTCTTTTCAAGATCTTCAAGCTGTTTCTGAGCATCTTTAGCTTTGGCTTTCTCTTTTTCTAGATTTGAATTAAGCTGGTCTAGTTTGTTGTTAAACTCTGACGTAGGACCAATCGGATATGAAAGGTTGTTCCAGTTAGAGTAGTCGGGGATACCAAACGGTGCGGCTTTATTATAATCATTTATCGCACTAATAGCGTTGTTACTATAAGGCGCGGAGCCAACTGACGGCATAGAACCAATGGCACCATATAACTCTTTCAGAATTTTAATTTCATTTTGATACTGTACAATACGATCATTTGTCTGCTGGATAGTTACTTTCGTGGAGTCAATCTGGCTTTGCGTTTGAGCAATCATGGCGCTCTTCATCGTGCCAAACTTGCTCTCCAAAAGATCCTGGCTGATGGTCACAACGCCATTTTCAACTTCCATGTCGTTGATCAGCTCAGGGTAAACCGCTAGTAATGCCTGTAAGGATTCACTGCTTAGGTGTCCTTGCTCGCCCATGTCCTTAAAGGCGGATTCAAGAGCCTTGGTCTGTTTATAACAGTTGCTGGTGCTGTCAGTAAAATTAGAGAAGAAATTCTGTAAGTCTCCGGCCGCATCAAACCGCCAGTCGTCGTCGCTACTGCTACCTTTACTTTGCTCATCATGTAAAGCTTGCAATTTTTTAATAAGTTCATCAACGCTAACGCCGTACTTATTTGCTAAATTCGCAGCTTCTTTATATGCTTCGCTAGTTAAAGTAATGTCATCCCCACTATTGATAGCATCGTTCAGCGCTTTAACACTATCGTCGCCGTTAGCCACAGATTGAGTAAAGTCGTCAGTGGCTTGTGTAATAAGGGGAATATTGTTATAGTATAAATTCCAGAAATTCAAGAACGCCTGTTGAGTATCAGATAAAACTTTAATACGTTCCTGATATTTAGTTTTATCAGCATCCTTACTTTGTTCATTTGTGGCGTTGTTGAGCAGCGTATCCATTTCGGTATTAAGATCATCGCCGGACTCTTTTATATAAGCTTGTAATTTTTCTTGGAATTCCTTAAACGCAGCTAAGCGAGTATCATAGACAGCTTGGATTATTTTCCCATTAGCAAGATCACTATCAAGGTTTTCTATGGCTGATGCTAACGTTTTATAGTCGTCCATTGCTTGCTGCAACCGTTCATGTTGATTACCTTGATATATTCCAGAAATACCAGCACTTTTAACGGTGGCAGGAGCGGAAATAATCTTTGTTGAAGAGGCATCTTGTTGAGCGTATACTGCTTCACGAGTGTCGTGTGCGGCTGATTCAGCCATTGCTTTTTGTAAGTCTAAGTTAGTTTGTAATTGCTTTCGCTGTTGCTCTAACGCATCATAACTTTCTGGGTCCACAGGATTACCAGTTGTGCTATCTTTACACTCGTCTATCTTAGCTTTGAGTTCTTCAATCTTTTGAGTTAAGTCTTCGACTTTCTGTGTAGCTTCCTCATGCTTCTGGTTCATCTCGGAAACTTTATCACGGGCATTTTCATAGGCATGAACTACATTATCGATCTGTGTAGCAAGAGATTTTACGACATAACCGATTACCGCTGCAACCGCCGCTGTAGCAATAGTACCAAGCAGCGCTTTCCCAAACGCTTTCGCCACGCTGGTAGCCGTCCGTGTGCTGGCCGTATAAACCTTCATCACGTCGTCCAAGTTGTTGGTGTTCTGTGCAACGTCCTTGGCTACTTGGCTGGAATCGCCTAAGATTTCATTAAAAGCTTCGGCTTTCTTTTTAGCATCGTTACTTGTTGCGGTAATTTCCTTGATTTTATCAACATATTTTTGAAGAGCTGTGGTATCCGCATCGACCTGGGCACTATCCATAAAACCTGTGGCATTTTTGAACCAATCTTGTATCTTTTGTTGTGTATACGATTATTGTGTGATATAATCATTACAAAGGTTATAATTACTAGTTCAAAAAGGAGAACAAAAAATTATGGATAATGATCTGTATGTTATTTGTCCTCATTGTGGATATGTTAATTTACAGTTCAATGCTTCAAAATTTCCTATTTGTAAATGCTGCGGCTATGAAGATCCGATAATTATGTCCATGGATGACATGCGAGTTTTTGTCAAAAATCTAAATTTGCCAACTGCGGACCTGAATAGCAACAAACTTGGAACTATTGCATCTACGTCAGATAGTCCTAGCGACGAAGCCCTTCGAGAAAAATACGTTTATAATAATGAGCATTTCAGTAAAAAGGCTTACAATGACATGCTTGAATACGACCGTAAAGAATGTAAGCGTCTGCAAGAATATTGGGATACCGCTGGACGGTCTGAACAACCAAAGCCCAAATGCCCCACCTGTGGCAGTACCGACCTGCACAAAGTATCCGTTGGTGCAAAGGCCGTGTCCGTGGGCCTATTCGGTATCTTTAGCCAGAAAGTTAAAAAGACTTGGCATTGTAACAGCTGTGGATATGAATGGTAATGCTGCGCAGCGCGGTGTAGGATAGGAGTAAGCCATGACAGAAAAAGAGCTAAAAGAGATTGACGCCCGCATCGCAGAATTGGAAGCGCAAAGCGACGAGTACGAGCGCCAAATCAAGGAGCTGGAAGAGAAAAAGTCGCAAGTAGATGAAAAAATTTCTGACCTAGAAACACAAGCAAGCACATATCGAGTTCTTAATTCTATCAATGATGTAACAGAAGAAAATTCCATGCAAGTTTGGTTATCCAAAGACACTAGAACTACCCCTGTTATGAGCAAATTCTGTGATTCTGATAAGAGTTTTTTAACAATTCCAGAATTTATGTATCCAAGAGCTTTTTTATTAGTTGTAACAAAATATCATTATGGTATACAATATATTGATTCCGGCATGACAATGACCGACTTAAAACAGGAAGGATGTTCTCCAGAAAGTCGTGTTAAAAAAATTGCCATGTCAGATCAAAAAACCAGAATGTCTGCCCTATACAAAGAATTATATAAAGTCATAACTAAACCAATAAACGCTGGAGATAAAATCCCGTTTGAATATCCCGTTCGCCTCGGTGGGCAAACATACAACAATCAAACTGGTTATGGCAGAACTTATTATGGTTATGACGAATACGAAGAAGGAACCTTGTATGGTGAAACTACTGGATTTGTTGTAATTGGTATAATCGGGAAAGACTGGCCTGTATATTAACATCCAACAATGTCAACCGGGTGTGTGTAAAGTGTAAGACGCGGTTCTGAGGATAAGGCGAACTATAAGAAAAAACCAACAGCATAGCCACTGTTGAGTTCTTTACACACCTTATCAATTATCAAACCAAGATTTCTTTACCTTAGAATCTTCAGGGTAAGTCAAGCTCGTATATTCAATTCTGTTCAACGGCACAGTGGCTATACTGCATTCCGGCGTGTCAAACTCGTCTCCTGTCGCATTATAGAGCTTGTAATCCTTTACAATTACTCCCATGGCATCTTTATCAATTCCAATATATATACCGCTGACAATCCATTTATCAGTTTTAACGTAAATATAGGTGCCCTTTTCGTAGTCTATCACATCGTAAAAAACAGTTTTACTGGGCGAAAAGGATATCGTTTTTTTGAAAAGATTTTTTACCCAGGTGGTACGGCTCAAGACATACACAATAAGAGCTGCTGCAACTGCAATTACAAAATCCCATACCACATTATTAACACAAAGAACAAGAATAAAGCTAACTACAACAGAACACATAATATAATGTTCTGGTAGTTTTTTGTCATGCAATCGCGTATAAATCCATAAAAATATAAACCCTGGCGCAATGTATTTAAGTACCAAAGGCACGGCTTCAATATAACTAATTATATCCGTTGCTGTCAATTGGCATCACCCCTTATCATTTTTTGGTTTTGGCGGCTTCTGGATATCCTCTTTTCGTGTTCCTTTATTCTTAGGAACATAAGTGAATTGCTGGCGGCGGATCTCTTCTTGTTTCTTTTCAAGCTCAGTCATTATACAACCACTCCTTATTGATTGTTGGAATAATTATATAATAGCATAGGTGTGTAGTTAATACAACATTAAACCGGTATTACCAAACTATAACAGACATTAACATATACGACATTCCTATGGTCGCAAAGAAACATAAAATAGCTAAAGCGAAATCTCCACCGTCCATAAAGCTCACCTCATAAAAGGAATAAATCATGACACCTGACGAAAATCTACAGGAGCTTCAGACTCAAAATACAGAGTCTCCTGCACCTCAAAAACATAGGCTACCTACTATCCGTTCTGCCATTCCTGCTGTTCTTATAAATATTACAACGCTTGCTATCGCCGCTCTTTGTTTCTTTGGTTGGTATGATAACCAAAAGCCTATTCTAATTCAATCGGGGTACGATCAAGGCTACTCCGAAGGATACGACATAGGACATCAGAACGGTTATGACGCCGGTAACTCCTATGGTTATGATAAAGGCAAGTCAGACGGCTATGATGCTGGTTATAGTGCCGGTAAAAAGAAAGCCTATACTTCCGCATACGAAGACGGGAAAACGGCAGGATATAATCAAGGCTATTCCATTGGAGAACAACACGGCAAGGAAGAAGCCAGCAAAGAATCATATAACGAAGGATATGAGGCTGGCAAAAAAGACGGATACAACAGCGGTTACTCTGCTGGTCAATCATCGGTTCAATCTTACTCTGCTCCCACTTCTTCTGAAACAACAAATTCAGCATCTGTGATTACCGATAGTTACACAGTCTATGTTACCAAAACAGGCTCTAAATATCATCGTGCAGGTTGTTCCTATCTTCGTAAAAGCAGTATGGCTATGGATCTATCAGAAGCACGAAAATACTACACGCCATGTAGCCGTTGTAACCCTCCGTCTTAAATTTTGAAGATTGATGGCAAGCCTTCCTTCAGTTCTTTAGCGAACTGTTCAATATCCTGCGTATTGTTATTGACGTTTTTCTGTCCCTGCAACTCTTTGATCAGCGCCACAATCTCTTTCGCATTGCCGGTAATTTGAACTGTCATAAAATCACCTCTTTCTCCTATTTCCCTAAAATAAGTAAAAGCCCCGACCATTAAAGGTCAGGGCTTGTTTTTATTATGTATTACATGTTTGTAAAATCGATCGTTCCGTGTGCGGGGTATTCAAACGATATTCGCATCGCGCCATTGTAATTAGTTACAGCCAAGCTTCCCTGAGAAATAATATCCATCCCAATCAAAAAATCAAAGCCGTCTCCGTTATTTGTAAAGAGTGAAGCCTGGATGTCAGAGAAAACAACATTATTCTGCAGCGTAAGAGAAATATTATATCTTGGTGCGACAATTTTACCATTCGCCGTATGGTATTCCTTACCTTTGATCGGAACAACATTTAACTTATTTACAACTGCTTCAGTTATCCCACTATCAGCGGAACCGGTATCAATCAGTCCCCATCCCTCATAGTGCTCCCCATTAGCCTCCGCCTTTACGCGGATAAACAATGCTGTAGATGTTACACCATAAGGGACAGTAAAGGAACTCATTTATATCTCACCTGTTGATCATATATTCTTCCCCATTTTTCCAGGTTAATGGGAACCCTGTACCATACAGCTGGATGTCGCTTTGAGTTGTCTGGATCGATATAATCATCGCGTCCAGCATACACAATGGTTTCATCTTTTACTTCAACAGTTAATCCATCATAGTTTTCAAAAAGCCATTGTTTATGCTCTTCAATCCACCTATGATTTTTATACTGTTTGTATCTGTAAATTACCTTATCAATTATACCATTCAACCACTTCACTTTCAACTCATCCCCTCAAAAACCACCTTCGTAAATCTTTTATAACCTTCTTACGGCTTTCCCGTAATGTTCTGACTGTCTTTCTTCCCGTCTGGTTTTCACCATGGAATAGGGCTACCCATACAGTCGATGAACCAAAACACCAAAGTTCACACATCTTCTTCTGCGCACATCCCTGCACGCGGTATCTTGGCTGCTGATTAAGCATTGTTTACGCGGGTTAGCACCACCCCGTAGGGGCGGCTTTTCTCTCAGCATACCGCATCCGCATACTTGTTTCTGCCTTTCGGCTCCATAGTGTTCCGTTGCCGGCTCACTATGGCTATGCGGCTCTTAGCCTTTCCCAGCAATTTGGGTATTTAATTATTTGGCACCTGCATCCTACACAACTATTCCCCTTGTGTAAACGGGCATACAATTTACCACTGGTGCCTTTGTTCTTAATAAGTGACGTTACAAGCCCTGTACTAATACCAGTTAGTGCAGTTGGAATTAGTCCAAAATTGTCAACAAGCTTCACAGCTTCATCAGCAAGATTGGCAATATGTGTTGCTAATTCAATAAAGAATTTTATCAGATCGCTATCCAGCACATCCTTAGAAAGCTTCTCAAATGCTGCTGTGAACTGCGAGATTTTACCATTGATGCTATCAAGGTAAGTCTCGTTTTCTTTTGTGGCGCTGCCGGCAGATTCAGCGGCAGTCTTGGCAGCATCCTGTGCGTCCTTCCAGTTGTCCAGCATACCGGAAACAACGTTAGCGCGGTTCTTGCCAGCAACCTGTTCCAACAGGGATGCTTTGTCAACATCGTTCATTTCTTTCCAGACGTTGGCAATGCCTTCCATGATTTCATAGGTGGACTTAAAATCTCCGCTCTTGGTCAGGATATCAAATCCACCCTTACCATCAACATTGGTCAATGCCTTAATCTGGTCACGCAGTTTAGAGGTGCTTACTGCTACATCGTCAGTGCTTTCGCCCATCTGTTCAAGATCGGTCTTTGCGCCACGGATGCGCAGTGACAATACTTTCAGCGCGTTACCTACCGACTCCGGGTCCTGCGCAACATCATTGGCAGCCACAATCATACCAATACTCTGATCCAACGTGTTTCCTGCGGTATGCAAGGCGGATGCCGAGCGCTGTAGCGCACTGCCAACTCCAGCCGAGGAGATGGCATAATTATTCAAGCTGTTACTTTCACGGATCAACCGTTACTGACCGTAAACAATACGGCGGGTAGTCATTTCTGGCTACCTCTCATGTTTCAAGTGTTAGGTTATAGCATGAGTTCGGACTGTATATTACCGATGTCTTATCAGAATTTACTTCAACATACCTGTTGCCAAGTATATCCTGCAGTCTCTAGGGATTTATAGAATTTAACGATTTTATCTTCAACTTGTTCCGCAGTTAAAGTGTATGGCAATCTTAACAACGGAATTTTATTATGTTTTCGTTTGTTAGAGATTGTTTCTTTAATAAACTGACCTTTGTTATTTCTTGTACACATAAAAAAAAATAACCTCCCTATTGCCATACAGGAAGTTATCGTTAAATTCCATATCTTTCCTCGGTCTTGGGTGCCTCCACCTTTTAACCGATATAGTAAATTTGGGGCAATATTGTTTACCCACCTCATTAAATTTATCAACAATGCTGGTTACATCTTTTGCTTCAACGCCAAACGCTTTCATTGTGGAAATGATAGATTCACTAGCGTCATTGACACTGGAAATTCCATCCCCCACATGTTGGTACAGGACGGCCGCGTCAGCCAATTCTTTGGAATCTTTCAAATTGTAACCTAACCGTGCAAAATCAGCACTGGCCGTTACAATATCGCTGATAGAAGCGCCCAGATTCTTTGCTCGCGTACCGGCATCATCCAAAAATGCATCGTATGTATTATCGGTTTCGTTTGTAACCTTTTTCAGCTCGGTCATGGCAGAATCAATATTCACCACGTTTTGGTAAATCTGTCGTAACCCTTGCTCAACTATGTTAATTACCTGGCTGGCAAACTGACTCTTGATATTTGTCTCAAACAGTTTTTTGAACTTCATCGCCAGCGTGTCAGTTTCAAGCCCAGCATCCTGCACTGCCTTTTTCAGTTCAGCAAACTCCTTGGATGCTTTGCTTGCATATTCCTGGCCGTTTTGCTGTGTGATTTTCCCGGATTCCAGCAATTTCTGGTAGCGTTCAATATACTCAAGATACCGTGCATACATCGCAGGATCAGTTGTAATTTTAGAGTTATTAGACAAATACCTCTGTGCTGTATACAAAGAATTAGAAACACTCTTAATATAAGTGTTCACATCACGCTGAGATTTAAGACCGCCATTAAACTCATCGGCTTTCGCCTTTGTTTCGCCAATCTTTGTCTTAACAACATTTAGCGCATCAGAGACACTTTCAATCGGCGTTTTAGCATCCTTGAATTTGTTGGCCATTGTAGCAATAAAAGTTGGAACGTCAGCCGCAGATTTAACCTTTTCGGCTTCTTCAACCATTTTTTTAAGAGCACTTTCAGTTTGCTGATAATCGTCTCTTTGTTTGAATCCCTTATTGCCAGCGCTCCGCTGTAAAGCCGTTAGCATCGTCTGGTAGTTTGCCAAAAAGTCCTTAATCTGCTCAAACTGGCGTTCATTACTTCTAGTACCATTGTCAGCCATGGTATCATTGGCCGTCTTTACTGCTGTCGTAAATTTGTTAGCAGCATCCTGGCCATTTTTCATAGCGGTTACGAGCTTGTCAAAATTATCGGAACTCCAATCATCCTCATATGCTTTACGGGCGTCTGCTATTGTAGTCTTAGACTCCTTAAGTTCTTTCCGCAGGCGTGTAATCTTAGCACTTTCTGCGCCGTCAACCTTCAAATTCAGAGCTTTGTTAATCGCAGCAGTTGGATCGATATTTTTTAACTCTTCTTTTTGGTCAGCGACGGATTTAACAGCTTTTGAAGTAGTGCTAATCACTCCGTCAGTTACCTTAGCAATTCTTTGCTCAATGTCGGTTAAGATTTTGTCGTAGTCCGTCAAAGCCTTTAATGACACTATATCCTTTTTATCCAGTGCAGATTCTAACTGTGGACCAAGACGTTTTGCGTCTACTTCAATTTGCTCTAATGCACTATGAAACTCATTAAAAGCTTTACCGTTACCTTCAATCTCTTTGCCATTAGCGATCGTGTTATTCAACGCATCAAATCGCTGCTGTAATTCTGTAGCAAGAGCCTGCCGTTGTTCAAGGTCTTGCGCACTCTTAATTGCGCTTTGTGCCGCCGCTTTGGCCGCTTCCTGGGTTTCTTTATTAACCTGTTTTACACCTTCCGCCATCTCGGTGGTCCGGCTAACAATATCTGCCCATGTTGTTGCGGCTTTTTCGCTGCCATTATAAAAGGCAGTAATGTCGTCATTCAGTTCGGCAAATTGCTTGGTGTAACTATCTTTTACAGCGCCGTCCGGCATCTGCTTGATCATGGAGCCAATATTGCCGGTCTTCATTGCCAGCGATGTCACTCGGTCGTTGTTGGGGCTGGTTTGTAGCATCGCGTCCTTGCGGATCTTAGTGGAGATTTTCTTAATCTGCTCATCAACAGAATTGTTAATCAGATCCGCAAACTGGTCCATGTTTACCTCGTCGGTCATGGTTTTCAGTTTGGCAAGGTCCGTCATGCTGTCCGTAATGCTCTTGGCTGCATTCGTTAGGCTATTAAATACGGCAGTAATTTCCGCAAAGCCATTCACAATGTCAGTCTTTGCCTTTTTAGCATCGACTGTACTTTGCTGTGCCTTGGCAAGTTTTGCATCAAGGCCGCTGGTATCTTTCAGCGTAGCCAGTGTCTGACTCAATGCTTCATCCAGTGTTGCCTTAAATCGCTGAGTGGCTTCTGCTACTGCTGCATCAACTTTCGGCGTCACCGTTTTGCCGTTCTCATCTTTTGGCAGTTCAACACTGTTAATGGCACTCAGCTCACCAATCGACTTCTTGTAGAAATCAACGATGTTGTTGATAAAGTTCCCAAGCTTGCGATAAGTTGTCGCATTCTTGCTGCCATCAATCTCTGCCACTCTGTCCAGGTTTTCCTGCAGCCCTGCCGCAATGTTAGAATAACTGATAAACAGCCGCTTCAATCGGTTCCCAGCGTTCACAAGGGTCTTTACACTAGCATCAATTGTTCCGCTGGCCTGTGCAGCTTCGCTCAGTGCGGTGGTAGCCCGGCCAACCTTTTCTCCGGCATTATTCAAGGTCGCACCAACAGTTTCCATTTGGGCAGAAAGCTCCTGTGCAGCGCTCTGTTGCTGTTTTGCCGCATCAACCGTTGTAGTCGCTGTACGCTCGCCAGTGGTTTTATAAGCCAGAATAATAGCGTTTACTTCATCAGATGCCGCAATAATCTGCGCTGCTTTTTCAGCAAACCCATTTGTCGCAGCGCCAATCTTGGCAAATTTGGTAAACACCGTGTGGATCTGAGTGCTGGCCTCGTTCGCTTTTGTAACACTGGCGGCCACATCATCCATGTTGGCGGTCTCAACGGTGGATTTCTTCCCACGCTTGGCTTTGGTTACGGTTCCGTTTATAAGGCCAGCGTTAGTCTTTATGTCAGCTAGGGATTCACTATACTGCTTAAAAGTATTGTTCAGGGCAGTTGCAGCCTCAATCATGGGGCGGGTCGCTTCTTTTGCTCCGTCTGCACTGGTAGCCGCTGTTTTCAATTCGGTCGTAATGGCGTTAATTGAATTACTGGCATTGGTAATAGCATTTTTAACCGCGTCCGCCGCTTTTTCTGCGTTCAATACCAACTGCTGCAGCTTTACAGCCTCGTCAACCTCGGTGGTTTCGGTTTTCTGTGTTTTCTTGCCGCGCTTCCCCTTAGTCGGTTTATCCTCCTTGGTCAGGCTGGTTAAAAAGGCAGTCGAGATTGCTAAGGTTTTATTGATGCTGTCAATGGCTGCATTAAATTCAGCAGCTTTTGTTTTGGTCGTTTCCAGCTTCGGGTTGCTCTCTACCACAGAATTAACAAACGCAGAAACTTTATCCAAAACATCTTTTACCTTGCTGGGGTTAATCGCAGAAAGTGTTTCAAGCAAAGTTTTCGCATCATCAGCCTTGTTTTTACCATCTGTAATACCGGTAGCCTCAGATTTTAATTTTGAAATTTCTTCTGCAATCTGCTCTTTTTGCTTAACCAGGGTCTGAAGAGCATCAATGCTTTTTTTAGTTTCTGTGTAAATGGCCTGCTCAGCCTCTAATGTACCATTTTTTGCAGCAGTGACATCCTTTTGCTTTTGAGCCATCGTATCAAGCTGAGAAATAATAGTTTCAGTAGTGCTTTTTATACGGGCTGTTATTTCAGTATCATCCAAATCCGGTTCAGACATGGTTTTTAACTCTGTCTGCGCATCACTTATTCCGGCAACTTTATTTTGAAGTTCTTTTTTTCGTTGTTCAATTCTTTCTTCAACAGCCTGGATTGTATTGTCTATACCAGAAACCATTTGATTTTTTACACTATCAGGTAAAATACCAATGGTCGAAGCAATCTCAACCCAATACTCTTGATAATCTTTTGCAGCAGTTTCAACCTCTTCTTCTGTTGATGTAGAACTTAATACTTTTTGACGGGCTTCATTTAACTTTTCAAACAAGCTTTTAAGAGTCGCAGTATAATTCAAGGCGGCAGAATTTAATTCTTCCGATGCCTTCATATCTATAGCCTTAATTACTGTTTTGAACTGTTTCGCTACCTTGTTAGAGTCTTCTTCAGTCTCCGCCAACTGATCCTTTACATAATCAGTAAAACTTTCATACCCTACATCAGGATCATCCCACTTTACGATATCTTCAAAGACATTGAAAACTTGTTTGATTTTATCAGTTTCGTTTCCAACGACATTTTTAATCTCTACTGCGCCTTTCTCAAAGCTATCACTCATCAAAGAAAAATAAGTGTCTATATCCTTACTGATATCATTAGAATTTTCCTGTAATCCCTGTTTTAATGTAGGATTTTTAAGAGTGCTTAAAAGTTTTTGCTGAAAAGAAGAAATTTCAGAAGAAACATCGTTTCCATTTTTTGCTTTTTCGTCGTCATTAGAATTTGTAGTTTCTGCATTTATTTCGGCAACAAGTGTTTTGATGTCAGAAATATTTTCTTTTATTTTTTGGTACTGCTTTATTTTTGTATTAAGAGCCGAAATCTCAGTATCTTTATTTATACTGTTTTTAAGTTCTCGTTCTTGTGTTGCAGTAAGCTTGATTCCCTCATTTAGCTGCTTTTGTGCGACAATCTGCTCTTGAGTGGCACTTGCGAGTTCTTTTCGTTTCTGTACACTACCAGTAAGTAGATTTATATTAGAAGTAAGCGCCGCCTGTTCCCGCTTTTGTGCCTGTTCAATAACTGCGGCTGCCTGCTGGGCGCTTTTAGCGTAGTCGTCAATAGCCTTCATGGTATTGGCCATTGCCTTTTCCATCGCCCCGGAAATGGTTTTGCTGATGCTCTTTAGCTGTGTCTTTAGGTTTTTATCGCCAATCTGTACATTAAACTTTTTGTCTTTCGCAATCTCATCCAGTTTCCCCTGCACACCACCGCCGTCAGGTTCCACTTTTACCTTAATACTTAAATCTTCCGCCATATACTTTCCCCCTTACGGTTCGGCTCAAGCCTTCAAAGGCCGATTTTTTCAAATCAGCCACTCAAGACAAGAGCCGAAGCTCTCGTCGCGTTAGTTATCAGGGAACTGCTCTTTTATGGCTTTCACAATCTCTCCATGTACGGCGCTGTTCCCATCTGCGATTTCTTTTGCCGTGTTTGCCACAAACGGGCGCGGGTGCAAATAGGCCGCATCAGGTGGCGAACCCCAAATGTTTTTCACATCGCCCTTCTCCACCATCTCAGCAAGCGGTGTATTGGTGCCGGTTTTGTACTGCCCACCAACGGCTGATTCATTCGGCACACCAATATCCTTTACCGTAAGCACATGTTCTCTCACGCTGCTCACCACGCTGCTGTCGGCTTCCAATGCCCCTTCGCCCTGGCCGCGGCGCTCATATACTTTTGGCTGGTATACATCCAGTACATCTTCCTGGATATGCTTCTTCAAACAATTCTCCACAGCCGTTTTCGCCCCGCCATTCAGTGCCAGGTTAATTCGCCGCTGCAGTTCCAGTTCCAGCCCTTTCTGTGTGCTTACCGTCTTGGCCATTTAACTCTCCTTGCCGTTCACAACCTCAATCTTCACGGGCGGCTTCTTTGCGGGCTGCTCTCCTTCGCGCACTTTCTTTACCAGATCAGCCAAAAATTCCTGGTCTCCCAGCTGGCTCAAATTCCCTGCAATTTCTGCAAAGGCGTCTGCAATCCGGTCAAGCGGGTCCGGGTGATTGATTGCATCAAATACCTTCATGTATTTTTCTTTCCGGTCTTTCATCTCGGCTTCACATGCCTCATAAAGTCCCGCTGTAATCACCGCAATATCCGGGTCTTCCACAATCTCAATGCCCTGTCGGCTGTAAACAAAGTCGCACATCTCATCTGTGTCCATCTTGTCCAGCTCCGCTTCCGGGGCAAAAAAGGTAATCACCGCAATGCGCCAAGCATAATCAAACAGCGCGTAATACTGCTTGCCGTCCTTCTCGCACATGTCGCAAACAAAATCCACGAATCGGATTCTGTCGCCCACACGGATGTTCTTCTTAATTTCCATAAAAAAATACCTCACAAAATAAAAAGCCCCGCCCTTTTCAGGCGGAGCCGTGTTCATGTTCTATTCGGGTACCATGCCCTAATTTTGTCATGCTCAACAAACTTTTCTGTCGTTTCCTGGCATAATCACAGTTTTACAGCGTGTCGTAGTGAACCTCCCCACCTAAGCCTTGCGGTTATAGATGAGGCTTCTCCGTGGATTGTAACCCCACGGTAAGTCTCTGCGTTACCCGAAGGTAGAGATACGGCCCAAACTTAGCTCACAACGCCTGACGGCATTGGCCACCACATAAGGGTTAGTCTCCCGCAAAGTTGTCACAACACAGTACATCTACATCAGGCAGTTACTTCGGGTTGAATCTCTTTTGGAGTGTTCAAAAAGTCATGCAGCTGTCTGAGAGAATGTAAAGTGCATTGGGTTCTGCGCTCAATGTCAGGAACTTTGGCCTTACATTGAGACCATGCCTTTTTTGACATGGGTTTTGTTACCTCGCGGATAAAATAGCGTGCGCCGATATTGTAGCACGCATTCAAATCCGCATTGTATTGTTTGCTGCTTGCAAAAGTAGCAAGGGAATGGTTATCTGGTGCGCGTTTTACTTTGCCGCTGCCGTCATACGCAAGTTTGCTGGTTCCCCAAGCGCAGATGTGCGAAATGCGGATACCACAGCGGTGAGCTTTATGCTCTGCAATGTGCTGGATACCATTTTTACGCCACATCTGGATTTTCTGCTTCTTGGACGATGCTTTCTTGCCTTTGAAGTCTAAATGTTCAAAGACAATTACATCGGCAGAATAGAGGACCGCGAATTCTACAACCGCGGTAGCAATCTTTTTGGATAATTCATCATTAACGCGCTTTGCATAGGCCCAAAAGTTATGTGCTTCACGGGACCCATGTAGTCTTTGGAACTTCTTGATGCGGTTAAGCACATGATACAGATGGTCTTTGTCACTTGGGAAGTTGATAAAACTCCTGGCAAGGATAGTTCCATCAGCAGTCATGATGCTGCATACCGCATCGGTATTGAGACCTAAATCGACGGCACAGACGCGCTGCTTATCGATAGGGGTATCACTCAGTTTAACGTTTTCATCGAACGCAAAACGAAGGCTGTATTTGCCAAAATGCTTTTCGAGTATAGGGGCTGACGCACAAGCGTGCATCCAGTATTTGCGCAAGTAAGCAATATCTGTCTTACGCAGCGTGACGGTTGCCCATACCCAGTCGTTTTTATAGAAAACCTTCAAGCGGACAGTATAGTGATTGCTCAAAGCAGTCAGCTCATTTTGGGAGTTCTGCAGTTCAACAGCTTTGCGCTTTGCTTTCTCGATTTTCTTTTCTTCCGCCGTGAGTTCGTCCTTAGGTTTAGGATTTTTTATGACTTTCACTTTTTCGGGTGCGCCGTCCACGAGGAACATATCATCGCGGAAGAATATATGGAGAGCCTTTCTGTCCACTTGAAGGGTAGGCTGTTTATCCTTTTTGTCGGACACTTCCCAATTTGCCAAGTTGCTGCGATAACTGCTCACCGCACCAATAGCGACCGTAATGGTTGCACGACGCAGATACGACGGATACTTATAGAACAACTTGTCGAAATCAGGATACTTGGCTTCATGGTTTTTGGTGCTATGAACCAGTTTATCAATATAGCGCTGTTGCTCAAGATTACCGGTATCGATGCGTTTAACAGCATTCCAGTTTTCATTGACAACGCCAATCAGATAGGCGAGCGCCTTGCGATAAATACAAACAGTTTCATTGAGATTTACACTACAATTAACGATTCTTACCTGATAGCTAGATGTAATATTCAAAGCACTCACCTCCCTTACGGTTCACTATAATTCTATAATATCCAGTTCGCACAACCTGGCGACACCGTTATCAGAACGGAAAACAATAATTTCTGATTTCTACCCTTAAACACGAGCTAACCCCGCCTAAATTTTACAGCTATAGACGTGGCGTGCGCTCTCCATTATTCGTAATCAATCCACCCGCCACGCCGTTTACGGTATACAATCCAGCGCAAATGCTCGTCCGGGTACAGGTAATCAAACATCTTCCGTTTCATCAGTGCCACAGTATCCGGGCACCCCTTGGTGTCAATTACCTCTGTCGTGCCGTCTTTGTACTTCAACCAAAAATCAGCCACATAGTTAATAGCTCGCACCGTCTCTATTCTTCCCCCACGTTCCTTGCGGTACTTTGGCTGTAACTCATAGGGTTTCTGCAGCTGATAATCCACAATCTCCCCGCTGGCAACCCCCGGCAGCACAACATCCCGGTAATATTTCATCTCAAGTTCAGAGTCAAACACAATCCCGTCATAGGTGCGTTTGCTCTTGTCACGGCTCACATTATACTTGCTTCGTCCGCTTACTTGCACAGCTCAATCTTCCCGTCTGCAATCTTGAACTTAACCGTATCGCCAACGGCATAGCCATCTTTCACCGGCACCTGGTAGCTGTGCCCATCACATTCAAAACCCATGTAGCCGCGTTCCTTGCTGTAGTATACAACCACGCCCTTCAGCGGACGCACTTGGCGCTTCAGGGACACTTTGGGCGGGGCAGCAATTTCAACAGGTTCAATCTTCACATCGGTAAAACCGCCGGTATTCTTGTCTTCCATGCACGCTACTCCTTTCGTGTTCTAAAAATGGAGGAGCTTTTCGCTCCCCCACGGATCAAACATCACAATCCAAGCCTATATAATAAGGTAGGGATTTGCGTTGATCACTCCATAAAGTTCATGTCGTAAATGTCGCCATCCTGGTTGGCCATGCAGTCAAAGGTGATAGAAACAGTGGTCGGATCACCAGTGTTCTGGAAAGCCAGGCTGAAACTTGCCTGCGGCTGAGCCTTGTAGTAAACCAGCTCGCACTGCACAATCTCGTCGTCCTCGGTCTTGAACGGCATCATACCGTGGATCTCAAAGGCACGCGGGAATGTGTCAGAATCAAACTTGACAGTCTGAACACCATCGTTCTTGTCGTAGAAGTAGTAGGCAATATAGTTCTTGCCGTCCTGCAGGCCAGCGCCAGCAACCTTCTTGTCAGTGGTGGTAAGATCGCTGATCTCAGTACCAGCGTCATCAGAAACAGCAAAAACCTGTACAGTGCCGGCCTTCGGGGTCTCACTCAGCTCAATGCCGTCAGTGGTGGCGGTCAGCACCTCGCGCTTCATAATCTTTGCAACCTTGCCAATGTCCTGGCCGCTCAGCAGGGCAAACAGCTTAACAGGCATGATCTGGGTATCAACCTTCAGGGTGCCTGCACGCTCGCCATCAAAGCCAACACGGTTCGGTGCGCCCTGGCCGCCCTTTGCAAACACGCGGTTTGCGGTAAAGTCAGTTGTGGTCACGTTGGCAAAATCAATGGGCAGAAAAACTTTCTTGGTCTTGTAATCAAGCAGAACCAGATCAGCAACTTCACGGTTCGCCATATTCGGATTTACAGCCATATCTTAATCCTCCGTTACTATTTATCAGTTTCCATGCGTTTGTACCATCCGCCAAGGTCGTTTTCGCCACCCCATACGGCATAGTTCATGTCATGGATCTCATTTTGTTTTTTTATGTTCTGACGGTTAAAAGTGTCATGCACCTGGTACACCGTCAAATCATAAATATTCGTATAATTCAGGCTGTTATGGTTTGTCGCCAACGCAGAGATGATGTTCCCCAACTCCAAATCAGGGTTACTCTTATACCCTTTTCGTTTCGATTTTTCATATTCAGCCTTTTTCTTTTGGAATCGTTCATAAAACTTGCGGGCAGCCTCATTTTTGAACTTCAAGTTTTCCTCCCGCTTCTGGTCTATGTACGCGGTTTGCAGGCAAATGTCGCAAATCTCTGCCCAGTTATCTCGCGTTATGGAACCATCAATCAGGATCTTATCGTCCACTTCGGTTTTATTCACCAGCACAGCATGGTGCGCTTCATCATATTCAAGCGGTGCATCAATAAAAAAGGCCAGTGCGGCAATCATCTCCGCCTGGCTTTCTTTGCTCATACTCAATAAATCAAAGGTGTTAATGGTGGCTTTTTCCTCATCGCTCAAAGCCTCATACGGGTTCTCCTGCCCTGTTACTTTGGCAATGTCTTCAAACATCGCCTGCGGTGTCAGTAGCAAGGTACTTAGCGCAAACTGATAGCTCATATAGCCGCGCTCGTTAATGTCGCTCAGTCGGGGCGAGTGTACTCTGCCCACATTTTTCACCATAAAACCTTCGGGGTTCAGCAGTTCATAGTACGGTACTTTCACTTTGCGCCACCCATCTTGCGGTTAAACGCCATCACTTCGTATGTAATGCAGCGGCCGTAATAATTATTATTCGGCTTGTATACATCGTTGTTCAATAACCGTACCTTCCCAATTCCAAAATCTTCGCTGCCGTTCAGCAAACGGTCAACGTTCATGGCCAACACATCGGCCTTCGTCCCCAGCACGCCGGGGTGTCGGTAACTCTTCATTACCTTCTTATTGCAATAGGCAAAAATGTACAGGTACACTCTGTATGCCGTATCGCTCGGTGCCTTAGCCACCACGGTCTCCATGCACAGGTAGGTGTCCGCCGTTTCATTGATCTCCGGCACATACTCAAACTCGTAAATATGTCCGGTACTAATGCTCTTATCGCCCAGTAGCATCTCGTCCGTGTCAGCGTCATCGTCCACGGGTCCAAGCAGCAGGTTAATAATGGTGTCGTCCTGTGCCAGCAGGGCGGCAACTTTGTGTTTGTATTCTCCCAGCTCACTCAGGTTCATACGTCCACCACCTTCACTGTAATGCTGTCTGTGCTCTTGCCGTCCGGTGCCACAACCGTCAGTTTCACGGTAGCTCCATTCAGCGCGGCATTATCCTCTGCGCATACCCGGCAGCTGTCCCCAGTTACCCGGTTCCACTGCACACTGTTGGCAAGGTATACCTTTGTTTCAAGTGCTTTATCATCAACGCTCAGGCTCCAGGTGCATCCCGGCAGCGGCTTGCCATCAATCGTGGCCTTAAAAATCTTGCCACGCCCGCAAATGCGCACTTTAGGTTCGCCCGCGTATTTAATAACCACTTCGCCGTCCTCCGGTGCTTGCTTTACCTCCTGGTAATCGCATAGCATCTTTTCGGCGTTATCCTGTTCTTCCACATGCTGGTCCTGTTCAAGGTTCAAAACCAAAAATCCCGTCTGGGCGTCATTCCAGTCATAGCGTTCTGTCATAGCGTCCACACAGGTCACACGGTAAGTTTTTGGCTTGCCATTGATCTGCTCCATCATCAGGCGTTTCCCCACATCCAGCAAAGCCGATTCCTCATCATACGGTATTTTCACCTGGAATTCGCGGCTGGAAATGGTCATGTATACATCTTCGTTCAGGTTGGAAAAATACGGCTTGTCCACAACCGCCCACCGGGTAATAATTTCCCCGGTCTCATGGTTCTGCCACTGGATGCTCCGGTTACACAGCTCAATTTTACCGCGCACGGTTATTTCATCGTCCGCATCGCGCTCTGTAATCAGCCAATGGCTTTTACTAAACAGCATGATTTTTCCAATCTCAAAGTTGTCGCCCGGCATGGTGCGTATAATCTTCTGGTTTGTCACCGTGCTGCTAATAATCATCATGTGGTGGGGTACCCCCTCAATCTCTACCTCTTTATAGGCAGGGGAGTCAGGCCCCATTCTCAGCGTGTCCCGTTTGCTCTTTTCAACCATCCGGTCACGCCGCGTACTTCCGTGCCTGCCAAGCATAGCAGCATATGTCTCATAGTTCATACGCTACCACCTCACTCAGTCAAACTCGAAATTTCCCCATTGCGGAAAGAGTACAGGTTAATCTCCTTCATCTGCTGCCGCTCTGTCGTAGTCAGCAGGGTCGTCATCTTCTCCAGCAGGTTGGCTGGCGAAAACAGCGTAAAATCCTTTGTGCTCAATCCGTTCTGCAATGCGTCTGTGTTATAAACATACTGGCGCACAAAATGCACAATCATGCCCAGTGCCAAAATATCCTTCTCGCGGTTCGTCAGCGTAATGTTGAATTCCAGCAGGTCATCTTCCCTGTCATTCAGGTCCTGTTTGCACACATCCTCAAAATCGCTGATCGCCATCTTCAAAAGATCCAGCTGCATTGCTTCTCTTGTCACCGCATCGTAGTCCAGGAACTCATAGTTGCGGACTTGGCCACGGTAACGCTCATAAACTTCCTCGTATCTTGTGCCCATTGGCCCGCACCATCCCTCTCATTATTCTTCAGTTCCGCCGATCGTCACAATCTCAACGCCGCTCTTGCGGGTTCTGGGTTTCTTGGGTGCCTCCAATGCAACGGATTCTTCCAAATCGCAGTCCAGCACATCGTTCAATGCTTTAATCATGGCACGGCTATCCAGCTGGTCTGCCTTCAGCATCTCCTTTGCGCGGATACGGATGCTGTCGCGCATCCCCTCGCTCATCTTGGGCACCTTCTCGCGGATCTCATCCGGGGTCCACTTAAATACCTCGTCAAAGTTCTCCGTGGTCAGCGCATTCTTGTAGTAACGTTCCACACCCAGTTTGCGCAATACATTGGCATCCTCAATCAAAATCCAGTTATCACGGAAAAACCGCGGCTGGCTGCCACGCATTACAAGCAGCTCGGCGTAGTCCATCTCCTGTACCTCGCCAAACTCGGTCCACTCAACGGTGTAGCCGGGGTTGCGGGTCGAAGCATAAAACAAGTTGCCATGGGTGCCGTTCTTGCATTCCACCATGGTCTCATTGGTAATCTTCGCAGTTGCCAAAACATACCTCCAAAATATTCCTTATATAAAAAAGCCCCCGCCTTGCGGCAGGGGTATCGTTCAGCTCAAAATCAGGCAAACTTGTAGCTGCCAAAGTCGCGGTCCAGAATAATGGAAATACCGGTACGCTTGGTCATCAGGAATTCCTGGGTCAGGTCAGCCTTGTTCATCGGGTCGCCCATCAGCATGGTAACTTCACCCTCAGTAACGCGCTTCACGGGCTTGGTGTCGCCGGCAAAAATGTAAACAGTGTCGTCAGGCAGAATGAACTCAGTAGAGCCGATCTTGTGGCGCTGCTTCATCGCAACCATCGGGGTGCCGGCAATGTGGCCCAGGTAACCCATGCTGTACAGGTCGCTCTTGGCCTGCTCACCCATGGTAGCAGTGGTAATCTTGCGCAGTGCCTTGCGGGTGCCAACAATCGTAGCGGTGTCGCCGGTAGAAGCCTCAATGTGCTCAATCAGGTCAAGCAGCTTGTCCTCATTGTAAGAACCACTCTGGGTATAAACGGGGTCCAGCTTGGTGAACATGCTGGTCCATGCCAGATAAGCGCTGTCCAGATCGTACTGGGTAAAGCTGCGGCCAACAGTGTCAACCAGGTCATTAAAGTCAATACGGCCAGCCAGCACGCGGTTAATTTCCTCGTAAACCTTCACAGCACGCAGCTGGGTGTTCACGGTAATATCCTGGCCGGCTTCCAGGCGCTGACGGCGGATGCCCTGGGTGCCTTCAGCAATGTCGGCAACAGTCAGCAGGCACGGCTTGGTGGTATGGAAAATGTTGGTATCGCCCAGAGAGGTATTGCGGTCCTCAATAAAATTGGTAAAGAACTCGTCACCCTTCAGACCCTCTTCACTGACCTTTTCAATCAGAACTTCGGTAATAGCAAACAGGTTGCTGCACTTACCGTCGCGGATATCCTTGTAGCTCATGCTGGTCTTGCCATTATTAGCCTCAATCATGGCCTGGCGCAGAACTTCCTGGCTGTCTTTCACGCTGTATTCGCCCAGGTGGCCATGGTAGCCATCAACGGCCAGCTTAATCAGTTTCTCATCCATGTTAATACTCCTTTACATATAAAGGTGCAGCCATAGGCTACACCAGTAATTAGTTATAACTAACTCGCTGATACAAAAAAAATCAGGCGATCACATCAACGATGTAATAGGTATACTGGCCATCGCCAAAGCCAACCTTCACAGGGTCGCGCTTGATCACACCAAAAACATTGTCAGCAGAAGCATCAGCCTCAATTTTCAGCTTGGTAGAACCAGCAGCAAAGGCAACAAACTTGCCCTTTTCGGGGGTACCGTCAAAAGCTTCAGCAGTAACGCGGAAAGAATCAGCGCCGGCAACCAGCAGGTAAACGCGAACAGGCTTGCCAGCTTCGTTCTCCCACTCGGTCAGGTAATGGGTGCGGGTCTCATCGTAAAACAGCTCAACACCGGCAACCAGGGCCAGCAGGGAGCGCTTGGAATCAGCAGCAGGTGCTTCAGCCTTGTAGGTTTCGGGGCCGATTGCATCACCAATCACAACAATGTTGCCATTATCAATGGCGGCAGGGCTGCCATCCTTGTAAAAAACAACACTCTTCAGGTAGGCAGCGTTGCTGGAACCAACCAGCATATCGGTGCCAACAACAGCATGTTTAATGTTAGCCATAATATGTAACTCCTTTTTTCACTCTTTCGTATGCAGATAACGTTCAAACAGGTCGCCATAGCGCTTCTCTGTTTTCTGGGTGCCATTCACGCCAAACCGTACCTTGTTTACCTCGCCCTTCTTTTCTTTGGACGGAACATAACTGAACTCAGCGGCCTTTTTGCCCAACAGCTTGTAGCAAGCATCTTCCAAAACGGTAAACTCCATCGTCTTGTTATCTCGCAGCTTGGCATAATCAGCATCGCCATCCAGCTTCTGATCCATAACGGCAAACAGCTGTTCGCGTTTAGCACTCTCTTCTTCTTTGGCAGCAGCAGCCTCGGCCGCAACGTAAGCATCATATTTCGGCTTCATCTCGTCATACTCTGCTTTCAGTTCGCTGTACTGCTTGTTGGCGGCCTCCAGTTTTTCGGTCTGCTCTTTGGCCTTGTCGCCCATGGTGCTGTACAACGCGGGCACGCCCACATCGGCACTGCCTTCATCCCAGGCTTCGTACTTTACCTTCATGCGTTTCTTGCTGGCAAAATCAACTTTTACGTTGTCGCCATCCATGGTAAAGGTAAAGCTGTAGATCTTCCAATCCTGGCAATCCATCACAACGGCAAGATCATCCTGCACATCCTGCAGCCAATAGCGGCTCACTTCATAGCCCCACGGGTCAATCATGGTTTCAGCGCTAATGGCCTCGTTTACTTCGTTCAGCTTGTCGCACAGGTTCAAGCTGTAATCCGCAGCAGGTTCGCCGCCTTCCGGTTCTGCAACGCCTTCCGGTTCTGCCGGGGTTTCGGGTTCTGCGGGTTCAGCAGCAGGCTCTGCAGCCGGCTCACTTTCCGGTTCACCCTGCGGCTCTTCCGGCTCGGCAGATTTTGCTGCAGCCATCTCTTCACACTTCGCTTTCAGTTCCTCAATGGTAATTTCCTCCAAAGAGAACTCCAGCGTAGAAGCGTCAATGCCGTAAGAAGCCAGAATTTCTTCTTTTTCTTTCAAGCAATCGTCTCCTTTCGCAAAATTATCTATCTGAGCCTCCTTGGAGGATTCAGATCTCTGTAAAGCTGTGTATTCCGCCAGCATATCCTTAACCTGGCTCGCAATCGTCGCGGCGGTAAAATTCGCCGTAACTGTGCTGCCCGTCATTGCTGGTCGGATTTGCGGATCAGTGGTGGAAAGCACGCAGCAACCATCAAAATCAAAATTCTGCACAACATAGTAGCCGTCTTTATCCACATAGCCTTCCATGTTGGTGATCTCCATGCTCTGCCCTTTCACCACATCCCGCTCAAAAATCCCACAGGAATCGTCAAACTTGGTCCACAGCAACCCGTCAACGCGCAAATATTCCCGTGTTTTTCCTGTGCCGTCATCCCGGCTTACCCAGCGCGGGTTGCAGCTTTCCGGTATCACACCGTAAGCGCTGCCGGCATATACATATCGAATCCCGTCCTCGTCCACAATCAGCTCATGTTCGTGGCCCTTAAAATCAAGCTCATCATCGTCATTTTGCTCAATGTATCCAAGGATCGGGGTATTCGCAATACTCTTTGCTGCCCGGTCAACTACCTCTTTTTCAAACCGCGATCCGTTCAGGTTGCCGCCAGTATGCAGCACATCAATCGTCACGTTAATAAAACGCGTATCTTTACCCATCACTTCTCCGGTTTTTTCAAAGGTAATTGGCAGGCGGTTCAACCGCTCACTCACATCCAATCACCCCGTAAACTAAAAAAGGCCGCTTGCATAGCGGTCTCTCAAAAGTAATTTCGTTTTTTCTGCTGTGCGGCAAACTCCTGCACAGCCTTCAAATCATCGTCGTCAAGTTCAAAAATATATACTGTATGGTCGCCACTGTCGCGCTCTTCCCGTACCAGCTTCTTTTTCTGGCGCAACAAATATAGTACCACGTCACGGCCGCGTACTTTAACTTCACGCTTCATCGCTCAATCAGCCTCCTGTCGCCAGGTCTTCCTCGCTGCTGTTTTCGCCTGCGTCTGTCAGCGCCTTACCTTCACTTGCATTGGTGGGGCGTCCGCCTTCATCTGTCGCGGCATCACTGTTAGCAGCGCTCTGCGTATTGGAGCTTATCAGCGGCACCTCATTGGCCGACAGGTTCAATACCGTGTTTTCCAGGTACTGCATGTTCTCCACATCGCTTGGGCTGTATCCGCTTGTCGCCATAATGGCACTGCGTACCGGCATTCCATATTGGCCATCTTTTACAAGGCGGTCATGCACTTCCTGCCGATTAAAATACGTCACATCTAAAATATTTACCTTAAACTTAACTGCCGTCGAAACACTCTTTAATTTACGGTTGATCCAGCGTTCAATCTGCCGCATCATCGCAAACACAATCATCTGGTCATTTACGGTAGAAAGGCTCAGCGTAGAGCTGCTGGGGTCTTCACCGCCACCAAACAAGATGTTGTTTACACCCGCCTGCTTCCACATCGAATTTTCGGCTTTTGCTACATCGTCACTGCCGCTTACAGCTCCACTTTTTTCAAAGTCCCAGCTACTGATCTTCATCGGACTCATAATCGCGCCAATGTTCTCCGGCAGCACGTTGCACAGCATGTCGTAAAACTCTTTGCACAGGTCGTAGTCAATCAAAAATGTACCGTCATCCCCCACTGGGATCTCCAGCGCCAATGCCTTGTAATTATTCACTTCGCTGGCATCCTTGCTGATCGCCCGGTAGTCTTCAATATCCGCCAGTGCGCTGAACAAGCTCACAAACGGCGGAATCGGCACATACGTCTGCTCGTTTACTTTCAAACAGATAGAATTTTCACTTGACAACTCCTGCCACTTCAAGCCGGAATCCTTCTGGTACGCACTGTACATCGTGGTAAATTCCGGCGGAAAATTTGGCAATCGCTCATTGTGGGAATCAAAGTAAGAAAAATTGAACGCAAAGTTGTATACACCATCCTCAATGCTGCTGATCTTGCAATAGTCTGCATCCAGCTGCTGGAATGTGTAGCTGTCGTTCGTTTCCCATGCGTATCCGTAATACACATCATCACGGAACGCCACCATCAACGCCCGGCTGAACTCGTGCCGCAGGTTCATCTTTTCCAACTGTGCCGTCACCGCATAGTAACCTTTTTTGAATTTTTGCAGGTTCACATTCTTGGAATAATCAACGCCATACGGCACCACAATGTAACTGAACGTGCTCATGTTGGCAAAATACTGGATCAGCCGCCTGTAATAGTTCGAAATATTGAACAGGTATTGGCTCATCTGCCGCAGCTGCACTTCATAGTTGGCCGGGTTCCCCAAATAGGTAACAATCTGGCTCTTGGTGTACTTTTTATAAGTAGGGTTGTAGTCGCGGTTATTTTCCAGGTCGCGGATCTTCACGTTTGCCAGGTTCGCATATCGCACCTTACTCATAAATTCCGTCAATGGCACAAAGCTTTTCTTGCCGTCCGGGCTGATCATGGCGACCTTTTTCTGCTGTATTTCTTCCATATAGCCGCCTCCTTAATGCCGCAGTCTGGGCGCTCTAAAGTTTATTTCAATCTTCTTATTGCGCATAAAGTTTTTACTCATCATGCGTTCAACCTGCAGCGCAATGTAATAGTTGTAGCTCAGGCTGCTGTAACGGTCCTTGCGTGCGCCGGGCTTCTCATGCACACGGATCAAATTATTCGTTGCTTCATATTCCAGGTTCACTAGCTCATTTACAGCCAATCCGGTATTGATGTACGGCATCTGCAGCGCCATCTTCTCCATGGGTGAAAGCTTGTCGTAACCTTTAATGTTCGCCCGCAAAATCTCTTCGCAGTCATATTCGGATTCCAAAAACCGGATTCTCCCCTGTTGGATTCCGCTTCGCAACGCAATTGTCACGTCATTATTAAACTGGCTGCTGCCCATGATCGCCCAAATCACCTTGGGTGCCGTCTTGTCGGGGCACCGCTCCTGGAAATCCGGGTTATTGCAGCAGTTCAGCGGTGGGTATGTCTCGCCCGTCTCTGGGTCATAGCACTCGTGCATCAGCAGATCCATAATGGGGGCACCAAGACCCTTTGCGTCAATGCCAATGTAGTCACACTCAAAATACTTAAAGTAGCGGCGTAGCTTCAGCACCAAATCCTGCGTAATAATACCCTCGCAATTTTCGGTGTACACCATGTTGCTGGTACACTTGCCTGTACTGTCCGGCACCAAACTGTTCAAAAAGATGCTGGTGGCGTCATTGTCGCGGCGCTTAGAACTCATCAGGGCAATATCAACCGTCAAAATCCGCTTCTCACCGGTCTTCTTGGCCGGCAACTGGCAAGCCGCCTTATTGTTCAAAATCATGTTTGGCGCATAGAACGCTTTTATGATCCTGCGCTGCTTGTTAATATCGTCAAAGCTAAATAGCCCGCCGTCTGTCGTGCCAATAAACAGCGCCTCATTTTCCATACGGAACCGTATGTCAGAAAACGTCGATTCTGTCATCTCGTCTTCTACCTGGCTCTTCAGCAGCAGGTTTTCCTTAATACTCATCTGGTATGGGAATCGGAAACAATAGTAATTTTTCGTGGTGTCAAACATGTTCACAAAGTAATCTTTGCACAAATCCCATGACCAGTGCTGTTCAAACCATGCAGAGCTTAGGTACATCTGCTGGTTGCGTTCCGCCAAATGGGCATACTTGGGATTATCCATGTAGCCGGGGTGGCGGATGTAGTTCAAAAACTTCTTCAAAACCAGATCCAGCACTTCCTTGTCAACCATGCGGTACTCGTCAATGATCAGCAAACTCGCACGGCCGCCACGGGCAGTATCTGCGGCGGTCACAACCTCAATTACACTGTCATTACGGAAGGTTATTTTCGCCACACTCTGGTTTATCGTTATATCTTTTATCTCACTGCGCAGTAATGGGCTTCGCGGCACCAACTCCTGCTCAATCTTTTTCAGTACCAAGCTGCCCTGGTTTCGCGTTTTGCTCGCAATCACAATCAAGCTGCCTGGGTACAAGATCGCTTTCCAACAGCAGAAAATTGCACATAGGAACGTCTTGCCTAGCAATAATGTTATCCTACCGGCTTTTTATCCGGTAGTTCTTATGGTTTCCCATAAGTTCAGCATACATTTTCACCCTCTAAGGGTGCCGGGCACTCGTGGGCGGATTATATTCTGTAAGTAACAGGTTCACTGCCTATGCGTTACAATACCTCCTTCTATTAAAAAGGTAGGTTATCTCGGTATTAGCATTTTACAGCCTCTACCGATTTTGTCCGGTTCTCTCAAGCTGGTTTCCCAACCTGGGGGCCTAGTGTTGACCACGCGCCGCTATAAAACAAAAATTTGTGCATAGCGCCATGCAATAAATCAAAATCTGTTGGAACATCTTCAGGTTTACGTTCAAATAATCCTTGCAAAACCTCTGCGGGTTTGCCCGGTAAAAGCTGGCCCACAGCGCCACGGCATTCATGATCCGGCTTGTCTTATCTTCCGTAACCTCTCTTGCAGTTTTCTTCACCATTCAAGCACCACCTCACTCTCCGGGGGTGCCAAAAATAGCGTTGCGGATACTCTCGTTCTCTTCCTCTTCTCCGCCGGTGTATTCAGGTCGGTGCGCCGTATAAGGTGCCATGCCTTCCTCGTATTCTTTCTGCCATGGGTTCTTGATCTTGAACAGTTCCATCATTGGTCCTGTCACCCAAGTACGGAAATATTTACCAATCCCATCCACATCCCGCCATTCGGGCGCAGCTTCCGGGATCGGCTTTTTGTCTTCCCACTTTTTAATCAAAGTGCCAAAGGTATTTGCCTCTGCCAGCGCATTATCGTTCGTCTGGTTTGGCTTAATATTGGCGCTGCCCAGCAGGTTCTGCAAAGTATCGCTGGCCTCTTTTACCTTCTTGGTGTCACCCGTCTGGTATGCCTTGGTCAGCATAATCTGCGCCATACTGATTGCTTTGAACAATTCTTCCTGCGCCTTTGTGGAGCACTCATACCGGGTAATCCAGTCCTTGTACTCATTGTCCAACCGCACATACTCAGCCTCGTTGAACCCTGGCCCCCAAAACCCAACCATGCGCTGGCTTACCTTGCCGCCGTTTGGTCGTGTCTCGCTGATATCGCTTACATCATTGATCACCCGCCCGTTGATTTCTTCCAGGTAGGTATCAAAGGTCTTGCCATGGTTCTGGGTCATATTGCAATGTCTGATCCAAGCTGTCATCCGGCTTGTGTTCGGGGCATGCTTTGCCGTGCTTTTTAGCAGGCCCTCGCTGTAATAAATGTCAAACAGCATGCACACCCGTTTCATGGCCTCATCCTCATTGCCCAGCGCCTGGGTGTAATGGTCAACCAGCTTGTCCATGCAGCTTTTGCATACCGGGAAGTAATGGTTGTTCCCTCGCCACAGCTCGCTTTGCGCAGGGGAAAAATTATCCTTTTGGTGCATGAACCGCTTGCCGCAACAGGCGCAAACAAAATACGCAGGCCCATCGTCCTCTGCCATCATGCGGCGGATCTTGGCCTGCGCTTCTGCGTTTTCTCGTAAAATTGTAGCTTTATTTTTAGAGCCTTTCGGTCTTCCGGCCATGTTCAGTCACCCGCCTTATCGGCGCGGTTCCCGTTCTCATCATAATCACGGAAGTTGTTCCGGCACTCGTTCCAAAACTCCACCACATCCATCAATTTCTGGCTGCGCTTAAACACACAGTAGCTTGTCTGGGTAATGGGGTTTATCTGCCGGCTCTCATAGCTCAAACCAAACGCCTTCAAAAAATTCGTAAGCCGCGCCGAATAACTGCAAAAGTATTCGGGCTGCTTCTTCTCATACTCACCCACTCTAAAAAACCATCCCCTCTCATCAAAAAATCCCACGCTCTAATCCAGCGTAATATCGTAACAGCAGTCCACGCCGTAAGCATTCACCACCAGCACGTTCTGCTCCGGTTTATTTCGCAATCTCTTATCCATGCAGTAGCAGTCCGCGCCATCCACACAGCCGCTTTCATATACTTTCGTATCGTATACAGTCGTCAGGGCATTGGTGTGGCGGTGTCCCATCAGCACAATGTCAGGTTTATCACCTGTCATCATAGTCAAGGTCTGTACCACGCTGCCCGGTGTGTCTTTATCACCATGCACTGCATACACCAGTCGGCCGCGTACCATAAAGTCCGCAATCGTCTCGTCAATCGTATTCTGGTAGGTTTCCACATTACCCAGCGCCGTGCAGCGTGCGCCCACAATATAAGTCACAAGCTTGTCCAGGTATTCACCGTGCTGGTTATCCTCCTTGGCAGGGAACACCCGGCTGTGGTTGCCCGGCACACTATAAATGTATACACGTTCAAACATACGGCTCAGTTCGGCCACAAACCAACTCACGGCTTCCCCGGCGCTGATCACCTGGTCCACTACATTCTCGTTGTTTTCCAGCCGGTTGTTCAGGTGGATCTCACCGTTTACCAGGTCTCCGCCCAGCACCAAAAAACAATTCTGACCATTGTGGCGCTTCTGGATCACATATACCTTTTCCGCATAGCGCTTCAGCCGGGCACGCAGCACCTGTTGGTCAAAACTATTGTAAAGGTTCTCAATCTTGACTCCCGCATGCAGGTCGGTCAGGTGAACAATCAGGTCTGTCGTCAGTGCTTCTGTACTAACTACCCCAATGTGTTCAAAAGTCTCCGGCTTATAAGCGCTGAATCGCCGTTCAATCAGCTCTCGCATGCTCTCTCCACGGGCTTGTACCCGCATCAGACGGCTCACTTCATTGCGCTCATCCCGCAGCTTAACCTTTTCTTTCTCCAGCTCGCGGCGCTGCTCTTTAATCTCGCCCAAAATCTGCTGGGCGTCACTCAAGTTAGTTTCACTGGCGTGCGCCAGAATGTTGAACGCCTTCCAGTTCTTGCGGTATACGCACTCATCCTTGTCCTGGCCCAGCTCTTTATTGATCACATCCGCCACATCGTCCCAGGTGCCAATCTGGTCCTTGGCAGCACAAATGCGGTAGATGTATTCATTGTCAGTTTCCTTGGCAAGCTTGTGCAGTTCAAGCATTCACGTCACCCCGTGTATTCACAATTCCGGTGCGGCGCTGGTCACGCTCCATCTCAGCCAAAGCTTCCTGCGCAAAATAGTTGTTGGGCAAAGCCTGCAGTACATACGGCAGCTCGTCCACCATCGTCTTGTTCACGGTCGTAACCATATGCACACCGGGGAATTTCTTGCGCAACATTTTTGCTTCTTCCTTAGAAATAACAATCATCTTCAAAAATCTCCTTATAAAAAATAATCTGAGAATAAAAGAACCCCCGGCCATAATGGTCAGGGGCACTCCACCCTCTATAATCATATATAGGGGGTTTTCAGCTTCAAGCGTTACAAGGTGTTATTTTTGTTTCTGTAGCGGGTCACGCGAGCCAATGTCTTGGCGTTTTTCTCCAATTCCGCGCAGGTCTTGCAGTAGTGTGCCTTGGCATTCCACGCAATCTCTTCCCCACACTTTTCGCAGTACCGGTTGTCAAACAGCCCAATCTTTGCGCACAATTTATCCATATCCAACCGGTTGTTCTCTGCCGTCACATCCCAGCAGTAAACACCTTCGCTTTTGTGATCATAAAACGGATACTCATACAAACAGCCAATCCTCCCCGGACCCGGCTTGCAAGTAATTCGGTTCAATATACCACACTTGTCACTCAGCACATCCAATTCCACCGGCGCTTCATAACCGTCCCACCAGTTCGCGCCATCAATATGTATCGCTGTCACATCTCGCCCAAAGCAAGAGCAGAACTGTTTGATCCTGTATCGGTTCATCAGATCCAGCGTGTCGCTACCATTCAGCCGGCACATAACAATCACGCCAAGCAAAACCTTCACCTGTCGTTGCGTCAGCCCATAAGTACGGATCGCCAGCCGGATGTAAGTCAGGTCGCTCTCATAAAGGTAGATCTTGTCAACCTGCCGCAGTCCACACTTCTTCAGCTGTTTTTTCTTGTACTGCTGGATTAAGTCCAACCGGTCATACTGCCTTATGTACTTGGGGTCTGTATGGGCCAGCTGCATATCTGCACAAAAATCTGGCTCATACCCACTCTGCGCCAACAACCGCCGTAACAGTCGCGGGCTTTCATTGTAATCGTCAAAGTTATCCAGCAGCATCTTTTCATTGCAATAATAGCTGTAATACATTACCCCTCTCCTCCTTCAATCGGTTCAATGTTCAGTTCGTTGCCAACCGGCACCAGGGCATAACGCTTGCCCAGGTACTCGTATTCACCGTCATCGCACAGCTGCGGCAAGCAAATGTTCACCTGCTGGATGTTCTCCACAATGCCGGTGCCGGCCACCACCCACATAAACTTCTTGCTGCGGCGGGGGTATTTCTGGTAGCAAAGCATCACGGCAATGTTGGCCAGTTCTTTGGGGTCAAGGCAAATCTCTGCACACCGGGCACGGAACTTGTTATAGTACAACTGCCAGTCAACCTCAAAGTTGGCGGCAAACTCCTTTGTAACGCCCTCAGCCTCCAGCTCATCTTTGAACCGGTCAAAGTAACGGCAATGGTATTCAGTCTCTGCCAGCTCGGCTACCGTTTTATTGAACTCAAAATAGATTTTTTCAATCGCATCAAAATGCTCCTGGCTAAATCCCACCTTCCCGTCAATCATAATTGTGTAATCAAACCCGTCACTCCTTTTGTGGCGCAGCCCGTCCGCCCACTTTTCAATAACCCAACACATCTTGTTCATGTTGCTGTGGGCGCAGCTCAGACGCTTCATCCGCTTGTAATACGGGCTTGCATATTTCATAAAATACGGCAAAGGTCTGCCATACTTGGCAATCTGCCGCGGCACCGGGTACAGCACACCCGTCTTTGCAAAATCGCATTCTTGCTTGTGGACTATATCATCATCTCACACTCTTGGCGTATATGAGAGGCTGGCACTTCCACGCCGGATTTTCACCGGATCGCGTACATCCCTTGCGGGCTAGTCTCTTGACCTTCCTTATTATATGTATAAGGCTTGGCACAGGATTGTATCAACCACGATAGTTTCCCTGTTAGCACACAGACAAAACGCCATTTCCTGCGTTTCCACATTTGTCCTGTGTACACCCTGCTCTTGCAGGTTCACCAGCTGTTTCCACTGCGCGTCACCGCACAGGGCCACCGATTCTTGATGGCTTTCGTTTTTCAATTACCCCGTATGTCACCATACAGGCCAGACTATCTCTTCCATGTTTCCATGGCCACGCGCTTGGCGTCCGGGCTATCATCTCCCGGCCTACAGGGCTACACTCATCACCCTTAGTCGTTACACCTTCAATAATTACCAATAACTGGCAATCAAAGCTTGGCACGGTATTGTCTTTACGCTGTATTGTAAAGAGTTTCACCGTTAGCCGCCTATTAGGCGACACTGCTGATAAGGCATTCACGCGGTTTTACAACGGCGAAGCCACCGTTGGTTATGGAGAGCAGATCAACATACCGGGCGTATGTTTCTTTCTGCTTCTCGGTTTTTGGTGTTTTGTTGTGGTAGCAGCTCGCGTAATTGGAAATTTCACCAATCAAACTCTTCAAGCTGCGCATAATGCACGCCGTGCGGTTCTGGATCGTGTCCTTCTCCGCCAGCGCAGTTACTTTATCTTCAATGTCAATTACAATTTTTGCGTTCCTGTCCACACCCTTCATCATCAAAGGGCTGTCAAGAAGCAATGTTAAATCCCCGTCATACACACCTACGTTGTTTTTTGCAGGTGTAGACTATATCTTCTACCGGTCTCCCGGCAGCGGTGCGCTCCAAACTGCGTGTCAATAGCAGCCTTACCCTGGTACACTCATCCCAGATAGTCGTTGCAGCCGTTTCCAGCCACAGGATTCTCCTGCCATCTCTCAGGCAGGCATTCCCTGTTAGCAGCCCATATGGGCCACACCCCTGACGAGGGGTTCACACCGTTCCAAATGCTGTGTTACCACAGCCCCGGACCATCATCCGATCCGCGCCATTTAATCTCTGCGGGGTAATACTCTTGCAATTAACAATCAACGTGTTCACCAACTGGCCGCAATATTTTTCCAGCAGCGGGTTGGTCACGCCCTTCAGGATTACATGCTCGCTCTTGCAAATGTGTGGGTTGCGTTCAATCAGCCGTTCGCCAAGCGTTGTTCCTGTTCTGTCAAAACTGTAAAACTCATCCGCCTCCAGCGCCCCCTTCAAGGGTAGGCCGGCAATGTGTTCCATCAGCATAATCAGGTCAGGTACTAAGAACTTAAAGCTACCGCGCAGCCACAACTTGCCGCACTTCATGTCGTCCTTATATTTTCCAAGCAGATTGGTTATGTACTTTCGCACCCCCTCCTCTTTCAGCATCTCCGGGTTCTTCAAAATCGCCGCGCAATAATTATTCAGCGGTTTGTGCCGGTCAGCCAGCATGCCCAAAAAGCAGTAGGTGTATACCGGGTCACCGTTCTCAATCTTTTCAACCCAATCAATGCTGTAATCTGCCAGGTGCTCAAACTCGTCTACCGGCAAATCCAGGTCCTGCAAAATCTGGTAGTTGCCGCGGGTGTATAGCGGTTCTGTGTCAATATCAAACTGCCACTTTGCAATGCCAATGCAGTGCTTGTTCTTCTTGAACTGGTACCAGTATTCCTCCCAGTCCGCAATCGTGCCGGTCTTCTTAAAATACTTGTACCCCTTGTACATGCTCTCACACGCAATAATCTTGGGTTCAGCCCCTGGGCTGACGTCGTGTTCCACGCCCCAAATGTCTTTGATGAATCGTACCCCGCGTTCTGCAAAAAACGTTTCATAATCCATCTGGTTCAGTACACCCTTAAAGTACGGCATCCGCCACACCACACTGGTCACGGGCGTCTCACTGCCCAACCGCCGCTGTATCTCCTGCATAATCTTGGGGTGTGCGATCCCGCAGCCATCAAAGGCGTTTATCTCAATGTCGCGGGTAGTTTCCGCAATGTCTTTCTGCACCCACTCGCGGTCAGCCCCGGTCTTGCGGTCTTTGAACTGGATCTTGCGGTCATATACATATTTAATGTTCTGGTTTGGTATCGTCACAAAACAGTCCGGCACCACCACAATGGTCGGGTACCAGTTCTCAATGCAGTGGCAGCTGGAAAAGCACAAACCACGGTAGGCAAGATATTTCGAAATTATTGTCGTATCTATGTTAATTCCCATCGTGATTCTCACGTCAAGGTCGTGGGCCAACCGCCTGTCCACAAAGCTTAAAATGCCCTGCCGCACCATACTGGCGCTGCGTTCACTCAGCACAAACTCTTGCTTTCCAATCTTAAACCCGTGCTGGATCAACCGCTTCATGGCCGCCTTCTTGTTCTGGCCACCCACGCAATCCACAAACACAACAAACCGGTTGTACTCGTTGCTCTCGTATGTAAGCAGCCGGATCTGCCGGAACAGCATGTTGTCACCCTGCTTTACATAAAAGCGCTCTTCCTCCTCCTGGCTGATCTGGATGTTATAGTCATGATTGATAATGTAGGTCAGGTTCAACTTTCGCACAATATATAGTGGTGGTGCGAACATTACTCGTCCTCCTTGTTATTCGGGTTATCCTCTTTGTTCTCGGCTTTTTCCAGGTTGTAAATCTTTTCAATGCTAACCCGCCCGCTATCAAACGCCTCACGGGAAAGTGCCGCCCACAGCAGCGCGTACAAAACCGGCAGCGCCACAAAAATTCCAACTGTGGCCATAGTGCCCAACATCTGCAACGCCAGCCGGATCACCACAATGCAGCTTCCAACCAGCACCATGGCCTTAAATCCCTGCCACAGGTCATGCAGAAAATTTGTCAGTATCAACAAAGTTTCAGCTTCTTTCTTGTTCAAAGTTTTATACCTCCAAAAAAATATTTTTATTGTTGGTTAAATCGCTGAATTAAAAAAGATACTAGAGATTAAATGGGGCTTGCTTTCATCTGGCACAACAATATTGTGGCCGTCATTATTCAATACTTTAATCTCCGGCGTTGTCATCTCTTCTGTCATCTCAGCACCTTTACCTTTTTCCTTTGACGGCTTACAGCTACCAACGGGATACCACCGGGAATGCTCTTTTCCTGGTTTTTTACGGTACCTGTCTTGTGCATTCCAGATGGCCTTAGCAGGGCCTTCTTCATCGCACAGCAGATTCAAAGCAACCATCATATCGGGTTTGCCTTTCACACCAATTCCTTCAGGAATCACTCCGTAACAAGGCGTAACCAACCCTAAGCTATGAAGATCTTTAACTGCGTTCGTTAGTGTTCCAGTATGATAACGTAGTTCTGTGGCTACACCGCTTAAAACTCCCACCCACACAGGGAGTGTACCTGAGCTTTCGTTGATGTAAGTTTTCTGCCACAATGTACGGCGATAGTTAAAGTAAAGATACACCCTAAACAAGGTTTCCGCCCCACGCCCATCCGGGCATTCAGCCAGAACTAGCTTGCGCAAAACGTGGTACTCTTTACATCCAAGAAGAGCAAAACTGAACGTTCCATTTCCCGTCATAAACACATCTTTCATATCCGGGCAGAAACGGTATCGAAACAGTTCTGAAGGCTTACTAGGATCAAAATCCTCTGTATGCACTACTCCACCCTCTTCAAGATACTGTATCGCCTTAATCACTCGGTTGTGTTGTTCTCTTCTCTTCTTACCAACCCCAAACGTGCCTGTTGTGTTTGTAATCTCAGCGATTGTAGCAATGGTCCAGATATCTTCTTCATCCTCGTAAACCGGAACTGCCCGCATATAAAGCGCCAAATAAACGGGTAGGATTTCTTTTACATCTTTCAAAAAAATCAGATCAGCGGGCACCTGGATGTAAAAATCATTGATCCGATCCTCCTTAATAAACATTCTTACTTATCGCTCCTAATCATTAAAATCGCCATGAAAATTGCGTGTCATTGCTTGCGTTAAAAAGCTCTGAAACCCTGTTTTTGAAGGGTTTATTCAGAAAGCGGCCTAAAAATTGCGTGTCATTGATAGCACTAAGGTTCAAAACCACCCCCTAAAACTGCGTGAAAATAGGATGTAATTATAAATCTCTCGTTAATGTTATAAGCGGCTCGTTTCCCCGGCGTTTGTTCTTGTGTGGGCGCATGAGGTCGTTCTCTCGGTTGTTACTGCGTTCCTGCAAGTTACTGCGTTCCGCTTTCGTAGTTGCGTAAAGGTTGTTATGGTGCAAAGGGTTTGGTTCAATCGCGTCCTTGAGTTAATGCGGTAAGGTCGTGTTTCGTTCCTTTTTTAAGTAAGGGCTTGGTTGAATCGCTTCCTTTAGTTCTTCGCGTTTTTTTGTTTGTGTAACCGCACCTCATGACTGTGTGGGCGCATGGGCTTGGTGGGATCGCGTCCTTGGTTCTTTTCGTTCCTGGTTTTATACAATCGCCCAGCGCTTTTAATGCATCCTGCTGGTTTATGTATCGCGCATGTCGTATCTCCTTGTGTCGTGGCTCATAGCGCGCCCCTGCGCGTCTCAGGCCATGTTATACCGTGCGGTGTCGCAGGTTATGAATAGATCGCTGGTTCCGGCATTACCGGTTCATCAAAACAGCCCAGCCCAAAATCTCCCGGCCAATATTCGCCCTGCAGCCATTCGCTCTGGCTCTGAATAATTTCGTCCAGGTTGTCTGGGTTTTTCACCAGGTTCATTGGCATCAGTAGCGGAAGGTACTCGCCGTCGTCATCCATGATAGTGAACAAACTGGCCAGATCGTCCGCCGTTGCGCTTTGTAACTTTTCAAGCCTTGTCATAAGTTCGGCGCAGGAGACCCGCGACTTTAGTCGTGGGAGGAATGCGCCTTCAACTCCTCTCTGTAATATAATTTGTTGCCGCTTCCAGCAACGTAAGTTTTTTGTAGCTTGCGCTATTTGAGATAACGGTTCCGTCGTACTTTTTGATGGCAAAATACCCGCTGGTACGTCTGCCGGTAATGAAGCATTCCTCACCGTTATATCGGACCTTGTCCCAAAGGCGGAAACCTTTCACCAGGTACGGAGCCTGATTCTTTTTGCGGGTGCCGCCTTTAAGGATTTTCGCCTTGTGGATTTGCCGGTTGTGATGACGTAGCGCCCGCGTGCGGAACATAGTGTCGCACGGCTTTGCATTTGGAGCTTTAGCAATACAGCGAGCATCGTTGGTGTGGCTTTTCTCTACGTGGTTTTCCTCCCGCAGCAGCTTAGTGATGTACCCGTAGGTCTGCTTGACAGGAATGTTCAGCTCATCCTTCAGTCGTGCGAGCAGCGTATTGCGCATGATTCCCATGAAAGCGGCGTCGCGCAGCGGCTTGCCGCGCTTTTTGCCATTGCCCAATGTGATTTTCCCCTCGTGGAGTGCCTTGTGACATACCGCGCATAAGGTAATCAGGTTGTTCGGAGCATTACCTCCGACATGACGGCTTTCAATGTGATGCACGTGTAGCCGAACTGGCTTCTTTTCTGCCGGATGTGCGCCACAGCACTGGCAGGTGTAGTTATCACGTTTTAGGACGTACTGGCGCACATTGTATTCGTCGTACATCTCGCCGAGCTGATAGTCACTTCCCACCGGGAGAGGCTTTCCCTCCAACATGGCTTTTAGCCGCTGGGTGTCAAATTCAGCGGTTTCCACACGTACCAGCACGATTGGGAGAATCCTGCAAACGCGCTTAATAACGGTGATGTGCTCCTGAATTTTAACTTCAACCGACGGCGCCAGCCAGCCTTTGTGCTTGCTATGCACTCGATTGTTGAAGCGCGGCGCCCTGTACCGGGTTTTGCGGTTCCTGCAGCTGCGGCGGTATTGCCGTCGCACCGAGAGCAGCTCTACCACGTCGTTACGGGGAGACAGTTCCTCTTTGTAGAGTTCCCTACCCTCTGTACAGGCAGAAAGTCCCACATGCCTGGAACCAGCATCAACGCCCAGGGCAACGGGTTGTTTGTATCCCGCACTTCCGTGCAGGAGTTTGATTACGAACGGCGTGCGCTTTACAACGCGAGCCTTTCCTTCTTTCAATAGTAAACGAGCCTTTCCGGGTGAGCACGGCATCAAGGGCTTGCCGTGCTTGTTAAGTACATACACATATTGCATGATACCATGCTCCTTTCTAAAAATTTGGCGGCTAAAAAGAAGCCGCTCTCTCTTTGCGGAGAGTTGGAATCCTTCCCCAATGTCACAAGTGGTTTGAGTCAGCCACACCTGTCGGCTTTACCTCAGCTTTACGTGATGTGTTGTCGCAGAGCGGCAGATTAGGATTAACGTCCACCGGTGCCTATACATTCGCTTGTAACGTAGTACTCGAAGCACTTAGGGTAGTCAACACACCCTTTCGGGCACAGCCGAAGCTTTGGACTCACCGTATTCGGCAAGCCCGCGACTTCAGTCGTGGGCTATTGACGTGCTTTATTCACCTCCTTAGCCCTCCGTACAGGCGCTTCAAGCTCGTATCTTAGCTGGGCTGAATAGTTTGTTTTCGCCACCAAAGGCTCGTCATAGGGGCTTGCAGGGCCATGTCCGCCAATGGCATCGACTTTAACATCGGCTTCCTCAAACATTTTTGTCCACATGTCATATGCCAGCATCAGCCTGATTGCATCCACAACCTCATCCAGTGTTTTCTCTCCACGCAGATACAGATTTGATATCTCCATAAGATCTCTGTATCGTTTATTTGATATGCCCTTCATTACAAAATCCCTCCTTTGTTGTTGGGCAATCGTGCAGCATGCAGTAGTATAAATCTGGGCATATAATGGAGTTCACCACCTCGTCACAATCCTCACACCGCACATATTTTGTCATGGTGGGTGCCGCATCAATGGCCTCCAAAACCCGCTGTACCCCATCCAGATAAGCCTGCCATTCGGCCTCTGAATACTTCGGGTCGCGCTCAATGCAGTACGCCTCAAACTCCTCCGCATCAATCAGTCGTGCCATAAAAAATTTTTTTCACCTCATTTCGTTTTTATTGTTCGCTGAATTTTTACATATGAACTTTTTGTAACATTTGTTGGCGATGTGTTGTGCTGTTGTTGTTATCTTCCACGCGCCAAAAATCAATAGCGTACATACAATCCCCAATGCCAACAGCATCAGCGGTCCATATATGTAAATCATCAGTATAGCGTCCACTGTAGATTCCCACGCCTCGTTCATATGCTGCCTCCAGTACCCAGGTCCCGCATCATCTCGTCGGTCAGGTAGTACACCGTGCTGGTATACCGATCTTCGAACGATCCGTTATCATATGTGGTGCGGTCGTAAAAGTCGGCCTTGTAGCTGTTATCTTCATCAGAATATTTTATGGTGACGTAATCTACATCCTCGGTTTCTTCTTTTATGCTCCCATCATCCTGTATCACGCCGCAGTGCAGGTATGTGTCAGCGCCGCAAATGCCGCCATACCGGTTTGTATACGGCCGCGTTTCAAGGAATGCGTAGGAGATCTTGTGCGTGGTATATACAGCAGTTGTGTCTACAGCCTTTGGCGCTTTAGCTTCTAAGTAAAGGGCAAAGTGTACAGCGGCTCCAACAGCCAATACCGCAGTGGCCACAGCGCAAGCGTATGTTATAGTACTGGCAATTTTTAACTTTGACATAAAGTTTCTCCTTATTAGTTGCAGTCTAGGATCTCGAAACTGTCAAGTAGAGCACCGAACGAATTCTTCCAGTCCTTATAGTTTTCGGGTGTAACATCTGTTACTGGGTTAAGCACAATCCAGTCATGTAGTTGCCGCATCTCGTCAAGCAATAATTGCAGGTTACTGGCAATCTCTTTCTTGCGGGTTTCAAATTCTTCATTGGTCATTAGTGTATTCCTCCTAGATCTGGGAAGTATTTGCGGCGCTTTTCATAGTTAATACAGGTAATTTTGGCTTTATCACGCAACCCGCTTATATCGCAACGAACATAAACCTTGCCATAGTTTTTGCAGTGTTTGCAGTATAAACATAAGCTGGACGTGTAGTCTTCAGGCCATTCTGTAAATAGCGTACAATGGGCAGGTTGTTCTATCGGCTTTTCTTCTAGTTCGCAGACAATCCGGCTATCAGTCATAATCATTCGACAGTAACAGCAATTCTTGCATGTAATTTTTTCTGCCTGTTCTTTAGCTGTCTCAGCTTTGCGTTCCTGCTGTACTCTCAGCCAGCCATAGGCGCACACACTAGCCAAAGCGCAAATCTTTATACCCGTATAAATTGTTTCAACCAGCATCGGCCATGTCCTCAGTATCGTCCGACATACCAATCAGTCCTTCGGCTTCCATCAGCAGCCGGAACGTCTCGCGTCCCTTGGGTGTGATCAGGGTCTGGGTTCCGGCATGCCCGTTGCCACGGTTCACGAACTCCTTGATATCAAATAATCCATCGTTGCGCTCCGCATAAGCTTTGAGTTTGCCCTGTGTGTCACGGTACAGGTACTTTTTGTCTAGTAGGAACTGAACCAGCACAGTTTGTTTGATATGTAATTCGCTGGCAAAGGTTCTGAAGTTGGTCAGCAGATTCCGATCGATCACGGCATCGAAATACTGTGCTTTGCCAGACATTTCAGCGTTCTCGCTTTCCAACTGTTTGTTCGCAGCAGCCAATTCTTCCAGTCGCTTAGTGCGGGCTTCTAGCGTTTTCTGGGCAACCAACAAAGCCTGACTCATCAGTTCCGCGTCTGTCATGGTTTCCTGGTTGGCAATATAACCGCCGTTTTTGCGGATGGCCGGCAAGACTTCCGCGGTAACCCAGCGTTTGAACTGTTTTGCGGTGGGAAGTTTACTGGAAAGAATCAAGCTGTACAAGCCGGACTCGTTGATAATTGTTACGTTTTGTTTACCGCCAGGGGTCATCAATTCAGTGACCCCTTTATCTTCAGAATCAACATGATTTGTTACAGCGTTAGCAAGAGATTTTCCCTTTCCATAACCAAGTGCAGCAGCTACATCCTTGCCTACAAACCACGGTTCGCCATTCATCTCCACCGTGCGCACATCGTTGTTTTCGTATTTGAATACCTGCAAATTTCCCATAAAAAATCTCCTTGTAAAAATATGGGTGTCACTGTCCTTGACCCAATTATTCAAGATCAAGTTTGCCTACTGGCTTTCAGCTGCCCCGCCATAATTCAATCGTCATGCCGCACCTTTTTTATTCCGGAAACGGCCGGTATTTATTCATATCGCAGTAACCGCTCATGGCGTTCATGTCATGCAGCATCTCGCTTACTACCTCGTTCCGGTCAAGGCCATTGCGGTCTGCATAATCTACCATGTCTTCAAACATTACGGCGATTGTATGGGTGTAATCCTTAATGTGTTCCGTCTGTGGCTGTACGGAATATCTAAAGCATGTCTGTTCCATTGTTAAAAATCTCCAAAGTTATTATTCAAGAATGAGGATTGGTAGTAGCTGTAGCGCTCGGCTCCATATGGTCGCCAAAATAAAATTTATGTACGCCCTTGGCCCCTACCCAGTGGTCAAAACTTTCATCAAAGCTGTCACTATGTACTGCAGCCGGCACCTGAATAATACAGGGCACTTTCTGCGCCACCATATCGTCTTTGCACCAGCCACTGTTGCAGGTCCCGCAACAAGGTTCCAGTACCAGATCGTCAAACGGGAACATCATATCGCAGTAACCTTTGATATATTCGTCATGAACCTGTTCTGCGTTGCGTTCATAAGGCGTATCACCCCAGCTATCGCCGTACCATTCCACCAGGTCATCATCACCCAGGTAGAACCGTACCAGGTTGCCCTTGCGTTCGAAGTCAATAATTTTCATGCCTTCGCTTCCTCCTTGGCGGCTTCATGTTCAACCTCAAACATCTTGGTCATATCTGTCGGAAATTCATGCCTGCTGTACATAGCCGCCGTCCGCCGCACCAACTCGCACGGATCAGGATTATTTGCCCCAAACTCCGCGTTCAGCTCGTCTTGCGTCACCGGCCACTTAAAGCCAAAGTCACTGCGTTTGATTTTGCACAGCGGCGCTCCTTCATGCCAGAACACGATGCCCTCCATGGCGGCCAACTCCAACCCGCGCCGGATTCCCTCAAAGCTTAGGTTTGGGATATCAATACTGATCGTGCCATGTCGCACCAGCACGTCCTTGTCCAGCCCGTAGGGATTCTTCTGGAAGTGCGGACCAATCGCCTCATAAGTTGCATTCGGTAGGTCATCCCAGCTGTTGTTTCGCGCCTCCACAAACCATTTGTCCGCGGGGTTATCTGCCGCTACTTTCACCCAGTGGGGCCAGTGGCCAGTTACTGGGTCTGGCTCGTCACACGGGATCGCGCCCTCTGGTACTGCTCTGTCCGGCTTGGCATCAAAGCGCTTGTAGAATTCGCCGTTAATAATCGCGCAGCAGGCACCGTCAAGCTTCAATGTGGCAATGCTCTCGTCCGTCAGCGCCGCCTCACAGCCCGGCGTAATCTCGTCACGGATTCCGGTAATCTTGTGGCCACTGAATTCGCGCTTATATAAGGTAGGGATTTTCTTCATTGGTTTTTTACCTCCAAAGCTTTGTTAAATATTCAAGTGTCAATCTTAATGTTGCGCATAACAATATCGGCAACAGGTTCGCCCGTTAATGCGCACAGGCAGGCGTAACGGCCAATCCATTCATCGAAGTCTACATTCTCGTTAAAGGTGATTTGCACATAGTTGGTAGAATAGCCATGACTTTTCGCCCATGTGTCCGGCGTGCCATTGTCGCACTCCAAGCAAACATGCCGGCGGCCTGGATCTGATTCAATAAACCAAGCCATGCTGACACCCTGCTCATATAGCGGGGCCATCATTTTCCGGGCGCTCAGTTTTGCGCTGCATGTCTCTGCCGTGCTCCAGCGGCTCGTCCGGTTGGCTTGGTACTCTGCGCACGCATCATCCACGGCCTTATGTGCTGCCTTTGGGTCGCTCACATCAATCGTCACACTGCGTAGCGTGGTTGGCTCTGGTGTAACAGCCGGTGCCCCACATTCCTCCGGCGTAATTAACGTGCAGCAGTTTGGGTCAAGTTTCAGCTCCCTGACCGCCAGCATACCGCTCGGCTGCAGCCACCGCCCATAGGGGATCTGATTGTCCACTACTTTGGTAATTATGAATGTATCGCCCTCGCAGGCCAAATATTGGTGTATGCCCGCCCGGTGTGTTTTGGTGATTCGTACTTTGTCGCCCGGTTTTACCAAACAATATCTAGCGGAGCTATTGATGGTGCCTGTGTTGTGATTTTCCATGAATTATTTGCCTCCTTCATTTGCGAAAACTTGTATTTAGCAAAAGTAAAAAAGTGGGTGCTTGCCAGGCACCCAAATTCAATGGGCATCGTTATATAGTAGCCAGCGGCGGCACTCCCAACACTGTATCTACTGCCATTGCCGTTGCATCAATCTGCTCCTGGCTTAAGCCAATGTAGCGCATTGTAATGCTCTGGCTGCTGTGGTGGAACTTGTTTTGCAGCGTTTCCATCACCTGGCCAGCCGGCAGCCCGGCCTCTGTCATGGCGTGGTTTGCAGCATAGCCATAGGTCTTGCGCAGGCTGTGGGTACTAATATGCTCTTTAATGCCGCACTCTTTGGCCGCTTGGTTCAAGATCCGCCACACCTGGGTTTCGTCCAGCGGCTGCGGCACTCCCTTGGGGCTGCGCATACTCTGGAACAATGGCCAGCCTGGCTTCAGCACATTCATGGTTCGGCCCCGCATCTCTTCAATCAGGGCGGTAATCGCGCCTGCTGCCAGCGGGGTAATCAGGTCATTGGTACGCTTGCCGGTCTTTTCATTGATAATAATTACGCGGTGGCGCGGGCAGTTGTGCTCACAATCCCACACATCATCAACGGTAAGGCGTAAAAGATCGCCCACACGCAGGCCCAGTGTCACACCACATATAAATAAGGTATAGTTTCGCTGCCTGTTATACGGGCGTCCCTGGGTGTGCAGGTAGGTGGCCATGGCGTTAAAGTCCTCGCGGCTGCGGATCGGCTCTGCCGGCGTTGGTTTTGCCACACCATTGGTTTTTATCAGGCTCAGTTTGGGCTGTGCATAGCGGGCGGCACGGGCTTTCTTACTGCGGCTCCGCTGGCGCGGCTGTGGTGTTTCGCGTACCAGCTTATAACCCATGGCGGATGCCAGCTGTTCCATCAGGGCGTTGTGGCCGTCAGTATCGGCGCTTGCCTGCATCATTGCCATCAGTAAGCTTGCAGCACCTTGTAGGTCCAGCCCACCCTTGGCCTCTGTGGCTTCCTGCATAGTAACAGTGCGGGGAATAAAGTGAGCTACGCTGTTTCTTTTTTTCATAGTGGGCTTCCCTCCTGTGTGGTGTGTCCTGCGGAGCTTTATCCTGCGGAGCTTTATCTTATGGTTCTATTATAGCACTGCTAATTACAAGAAGTCAACAGTGGCAAAGAATAAATTTCAGGAGAAAGCGTAACAGGCTGCGCCTGGGGCATTTCAGGCTCCGCCTGTATGGGCGGGGGTTTTTGAGCTGCGGTTGTATGGGCTACGGTGCCGTTA